TTATCTATGATGGCTTGCTTATCCTTAGCAGCTTTAGCTATTGCTCTTTTTCTAGCATCATACAATCCCATAGGAAGTAACCCACCAGCTCCAGAATAAATAGTTTGACTACCTAAAACAGAACCAGACCAATTACCTACAGCAATATCTTTACCTATATTTGGATAGTAGTCTGTAAGCTCAAGCTTTTCCATTACGGCATCAGGAGTAATGAAATCAAGTTCAGATGCTAATGTATCTAAGTCTCTTGCTACCTGCTCTTTTGTAGCTGTACCTTCGTATGTTGGTTTTTGAGGTTCAGTTGAACTAACAACACCACCTATATTTGATGTAGCAGGAGAACCAGATGGAGCACCACCAGTTGTACCTCCTGTAGTAACTCCAGTCGAAGGAGTGCCACCAGCTCCAGTTGTTTGCTCGCTAATATCAACTTGCTCTACATCTAATGGTTGAGTTTGTTGAGCCATATTTTGAAGTTCAGGATTGCTTGCTATAGCATTCATTGCTGCGCTAGTAAGCATACCTCCTTTTTCTTCTTCTACTTCTTTTTTAGCCTCATCAGCATTAACTGCTCTTTTAGCAACTTCATTAGCTTCCGCTAGGGTTACATCTTTTTTATTTCTAATAGCGTTGTCATATAAATTACTACCTGTAATTGTAGACATGGCATTAACGACAGCAGCTCCTGGAGTACCTGTAAAAGTAGGTTGATTAGGAACTGTTCTTGAAGTCTGTTTTGACCCTGTAGCATCTATATACGTAGTAGCAGAAGTAGGAGGATTTATAACAGTAACCTCTTCTATTTCTTCAGATGGCTGAATATTATTAACTGGTTCTTTCCCAGCTATCCCAAGTTTTTCATCAGCTTTAGCCACAGCTTTTGCTAATCTTTGTTTTTTCTTCTCAGCCTTACGCTCTTCACGAGCTATTTTATTAGGATTGCTATCAGTATTTTCTGCCATAGTATATATTCTTATCTTAAGAAATCAAATTTTATTAAATAAAATCAATTCATATAAGCAATTATGCGTTCATAGTTTTTGTTGCTGAACCTTTTAACTTATCATTATTCTTTTTTAATAATGATGGTAATGTAGATAATGATGCCAATAAATTTTGGTTAGCAGCTTGTTGATTTAAAGATTTATCAGCCATTCCTTGAGCATACTGTAGTGTGGCTAAATCTCTTTTAATTTGACCTCCATATTTAGTTCCTTCGCTCTCTTGTTGAATTAGACCCATTTGTCTAGCAGTAGCATCAGCAGATATTTGAGCTAATGATTGGTTTATAGAAGAGGTTACAGCAGGAATCGCACCTCTTCCTCCAGCCTTAAACGCTCTATTTAACGCTGTATTTTCAGCTATTCTATTTGATGCTATTTGAGCCCAAGTTGGATTTGTTTGAGCTGATTTTCTCATTCTTGAAATTTCATTAAGAAGAGACACTTCTTGAGGTGTTGCTCCTCCAAAAAGTCTTGATTTTGCATTTTTAGCTTGAATAGCAGATATCGTTTTTTGACCCATTCCAACTAGAACACCACTAGGGTCAAGTATTTTAGCAAAAGAATCCATTGCCCCTCCAGTTTTACCTTCTCCTCCCCAGAATCTGTTTTTTTGCTCTAAACCAGGTGACTCTCCTCCAGTCCCACCCATATTTTTAGGTACACTTGATTCCATTGCTTTTGAAGCTGAACCTTTAAAGCTATTTGAATAATTACCTGATAAAGCAGCTGGACTAAACTGAGAAGATTGAACAGATTTAGCTACATTAGCGCCTTTTGCCCATTTTCCAATATTAGAACCTATAGCATTTTTTCCTGTTGAAGCCATAGCTTTACCGCCTACACCTTTTGTGATGCCGCCTATTGCCTTACCTAAAGCTGCCCATATAGCCATAATAAATATTTTTAATCAAAGTTAATAATTATTTCAATTGTTTATATTGTACACCCGTAGATGTAATTAAGAAGTCCTCATCCTCAGAACTTGTTATTCTAAATAGAACTACTCGCCCTTGTTGTCTATAGTGAGGAGGCATAGACTTTCTTGGTATATAACATTCGTATCCAAAGTAATCCTTTATAGCTATTGGATTAATAGTTGCATCAACAACCGATGATGATACACCATTTATATAATCTTGATAAGAGTCATAGAAATAAATCTTATCAGGTTTGCTATTTGAGTTTACACGAATACGAATAAATTCTTTGTCAAAGTATATTTGTTTATCAGAAACACCAGTCAAATAACATTCCATGTCTTGACCGTTCATCTTGTTTCCAACGCCAAGCGTAAATGTCTTAGCATTTTTAGAGCCAAACAATGAATTGTCTCTATATACATACTTGTCATAACTGTATGAGCTTTGGCATTGAAGAGACTCTTGTTGTGTACCATATATCAATGTACTAAACTGCTCATCTTTATTTGAGTTATTAGATACATTCATAATATATTCCTTAGTCAATACATTGAATCCACCAGATAATCTTGAGCTGAAACCAGGACCTAATATTTCTAAGAACTTGCGTCTAAACAATTCAATAAACCCATTACCTCCAATATCAACTAATCCATTGTCAATTAATGAATAAACAGATTTATTATTGACAAAGAATAACATATTTGAGTATTCAGCCCAGCTTCTCCAAGTCTCATCACTCATTCCTATGTTTCTGTCTATCCAAAGCTCATTAAGGATACCTCCAACATCAGAACCTACAGTTGCTAACTCATTAGCATTTATCTCATGTATAATTCTCTTATCTACAAGTAGTAAACAAACACCACCTTGAGTTATAGCGTAAAGGTTATTACCCTTACTTGCTGATATAGCACTCCAAGCAAAATTAATACAACCGGTATCATCTGATATATCGTAGTAATTATTTGAAGGGAATGTTTTAACAGTAGGTGTATTCTGTACGTTTATTGGTCTTCTTTCTGACCATAATATACGTGTACAATATTCTGTTTGTTCTTCAAAACCAAACTGAGGAACACTTGAAGGTTTTATATTGGTTTGAGATTTAGCATAATCAAGATTTGTCTGTGGTTTAAATCTAAATCCACCCCATGACCAGTTATCCCACTCAGCTCCATAAGCATCATAATATTCAGGATAATAGATTTTATTATCTTCCAAGAATGCTTGTGGATTGGTTATGTCATTTGATGTAGTCCATTTTAGTGGCCTCATCACATAATTCTTTAATGGGAAGTATTGAAGATTGCTATTCTTATTATTTCCAGATTCAATATTATAAGCAAAACTAAGATTAGTTCTTGTCTCAGCTGTCCACATTGTTACCCATTGGCGAACAATTGCGGGCTCTGTAACATCAAAGTTCCAGTTGTTATTCCATTGTATATGGTCAGAAATACCAGACGCTCTTTTTAATATATAATAAGTATCAGATAATTTATGCTGATTATAAGGCATGGCCATATTCCATCTGAACTCATTAACTTCATTTATAGGTTTAGCATCTTGGTCTGTTTGAGTATCAACAGGAGCCCATATACTTTCATTTATATATGTATCACCAGCAAATACTCTTACAGGTATCCTATTGTCATAATACACATATATTTTAGCTCCAACAGGAGGAATCGTATATTCGTTAGAAACACCATTTATTGCTCCAAATATTACAGATGCATCAACATGGCTAAAAATATTGCTATATTGATGTTTGTACAATCCATAAATTTGATGGAAACCGGAAGCATCAAATACAGTAGCTACACCATTAGTCTGCAAATCATTAAGAACAGTATTTATTTGAGAAGTAGTTAAACTATAAGCATTTAACCATTTCCTAGGGACTAATTGAGCATCTTCAATCCATAAGAATCTATAAAAACCAGTATAACCACTTGTTGTCTGATTAGGAGCGACAGGAATACAATCTTCCCATCTTTCAGATACTAATTTTAATTCTAAAGGAAGTCCAGTTCCTTCTCCAATTAATGACTTTAATCTTTGATAATGACCTCCGTAGTTATATGTCGTTATGTTTGAATCAGCAATATTAGCTTCTTCACGTATAATGTTTACAACATACATTGGCTCCTGCCACTTACGAACCTCTTCTCTAAATTCATTTATAAATGTGTCACCATATACCTTTGAGTAAATAGGAGCATCAAGTGTAATTATTAAGTAATTACCTCTTCCGTTTATACCTACTTGTTCTTGAACATTTGTAATTGTAAATAAATGGTCTCCACTTGAGTTGCCAGCATAAACAGCCGGGGGTATATTAGCTCTAAATGCACCATATCCAACATATTGTTTACCTGCGGACAATATACCTTGGTCTTGACCTGGGCCATAATAACCTATGCCCATTGTTGGATTTATCTGTCCCTCATCGTGCAAAACTCTAACATAAGTAATTAATTCACCTATCTCATCTTTTGCAATTTCATTATTCAATGAGTATACTTCAGTAAAATACCCTAATGGAGAAACAGCTTGAAGTTTAAATACACCATTAGCGTAATTCTGAAGTAAATCATCTATCAGCTGAGGCTTAATTCCACCACAATCAATATCGCCATCAGGTAAATAAACCCATAATTTATTCGAGTCTTTACCAGACTGAGAACCAAACCAATCATCTGTAAAATTATTCTTAGCAGGTTGAATCATTGAATACCACCCAAGACCTTGAGCAATAACTCTATTGGCAGGAGGTGTCTGAACTATAGAAAATGCAGTAGCCCAAGAAGGTAAAGTAGACGTATCAACACCCCTGAAAGCAACTCCCATTGAGTAATAATTTAATCCAAATGCTTTAGGGTTATAATTTTTCCATTCTCCATTAGTTAAATCGCATGAAGTTTTAATCTCAACATTCACATTGTACCCATAATCACTTGTCGTATCATTCTGACCTGTAGGATTAAATGGAGCCCAAGGTATTTGTTGACTTACATCTAAAGCTGTATCATTAAATATATTTGCATATATCTGACCGCTTCTTGCTTTTGCGTTTTCATGGTCAAATACCTCATGAGTACTTCCAACTTTAGCTCCGTTTACTGGATTCTCTAATGCAGCTCTTACAGTACCATTATATGAAATACCTTGAGTCAATGCTGAAGTAGCAGTTCTTCTTTCTGGAAATTTAAAGTTCTCAGCCCCAGGTATTTGCTTAACATAAGAATAATTACCATCCTTATCAAATAACATAATACCAAACCCAACCCTTTCACCTCTCATGTTTGACTTGTAATGAGCAGCATTGTAAGGAGATTTATGGCCAGATTTGCCAATCTTTTGAATAGCTGGGAATATTAAATCTGTACCTGGAACAAAGTCAACATCAGCATCAATATCTCTTGATGCATATCCAATATTCATTAGATACAAACGCTCATTGAAATAACGAACAGACTTAGACCTTTCTATGCCAGTCATTTGAACCTCAGTATCCTCAATAGTCAATAACTCTTCTATTTCAGATGCAGCACATCTATCAAGAACGTCTATAACTGAAAGTCCAGGCTGAACATCAACAAACCCTATAAGCTCAGATATTGGAGCTATACCAATAAGTTCACCTGTGTACCAGCAATCTCTTCGTATTTCAATAAAATCAAAGTTGTTGTAGTTTTCAATTCTTATTCTAATATGGTTACCATATCCTGAAGCGGATGATACGTTTGGATTATCAGAATAAGTTCTTCTATTAGGGAATATATCATCAGCAGATGCAACACTTCTTGTCACAGGTATTAGTTCCGTAACAGGAGACCATCTACCTCTATCCCCTTCTTGAGTAACATATCTATATGAATAAGAATATGAACCAACAGGCAAGCCTAATGAACCTAATATTGACGTATATGAATAAGCAGTAGTACTAGGGTCCTGATTGATAAACATTGGTTTATACAATGGAGATGATATATCTATAACATACTGCTCAAGATTAAACTCACTAAAGTATTTCTGAGTACAATCAGCATTAGGATAAATATCTGTCATTCCTCCATTTTCCATTAAGTCTTTTAATGAAAAAACCATTGGAGGAGTAGTGTTATTAGTTACGTAAAATTCCCCACCAACACAACTCTCATTCTTGTCGTATTGAAGAGGAGTGTTTATAGTAACAGGAAAATCTGGGCTCATAAGCACAATCTTTCCATTAACACGAATAAACGGAGGATTTTTATCCGGAACAGAAGAGGCCCATATCTCAACTATGTGGCCATTAATCTCCTGAGACATCATACACTCATAAGTATCACTCAAAGTGCCTGGAATCTCAAGAAAACAACGGTTATCTATAGCATCGTATAGTATCTCTTCTCCCTTTATTTTCTTTTTAGCAAAATTATCACCATCCATAGAGATACTACGCATATTTAATGCGTCAACGTGCTCACCTTCTCTTGAGCCTAAAATCTCCTTGTTCATATCGGAGTTAACGCCCTTCTCGTAAGTCTTTAAATCTATGTCGTGATGTTGCTGTCGCATAATATATTATATTATCTCTTTAACAAAGATATTAAAATTATATCTATCTTTGTTTTGTTGTGTGGTAGCAGCATTTTAAGAAATTAGTAAATCCCTATGATGAAGAGTCTACCACCTCCGATTCATGGGGTTTTTTGTTTTATGGAAGAAATTTGGAAAGATATTGATGGAACAAATGGAATGTATAGAGTTTCTAATTTTGGAAATATATATTCTGTTTTTGCAGAAAGAATTTTAAAGAAAAATGTTAGTAACAGGGGATATGAAAGAGTTACAATAAATAGAAAGCAAGTATCTGTACATAGGATAGTTTCTAGCCATTTTTTAGAAAAAAAACAAAATAAAGAAATTGTAAATCATATAAATGGTATAAAAACAGATAATAGAGTTGAAAATTTAGAATGGGTAACCAGCAGAGAGAATACCATACACTATTTATCTGACAAGCCAATAAAAGAAATAAAATTAAAAAAATGCACTAGATATGAAAAGTGGATTTTTATTAATGGAAAATCAAGAAGAATAGGAAGGTTCAAAACAAGAGAAGAGGCACATAATGCATATAATAAATTATTAGAATCAATAAATACCTAGTTTCATCTGTTATTACTTCTATAAGGAAATTTCTTATTCAATTTATCTTGTCTCTTTTTGCATCCGCAGTCTTCTTTACCTGCTGCTTTAGCAACAAATTTAGCTACTTTATCAATACCAGTAGCTTTAGTAACTGATGCAATAGTATCTCCAAGACCTACTGGCTTTCTCTTAATATTCTTTGGTGTCATAAATTAATATTTACCTCTTCTATTACTTGGTGAGCTTTGTGTATCACCACCTTTTCCTGCCCATAGATTCTTACAAGCCCAATAACGAGCAGTAAGTTTGCTTGTAGCTGTTGAACAATTGTGCCGTGCTTTAAATGACTTTCTTGCTGCTGATGAATAGTTATGACCATATCCAGTAGCACCAAAATGAATTATCTTTTCTTGACCATTCTGACAAGCCTTAACCACCTTCTTCTTTTTAGGATTAGGTGACTTACGTGGCTTATTACATGGCATTGATTTCTTGTCTAACATAAAATATTATTTATGGAACATACTCGAGATATATTCTTCCATAGATTCTTTCTCTTGAGAATCCATAGCCTTAATACGCTTACGAGCCTTATTCCAACCACCGTTTACAGGGTCGTTCAATCTCGCATATGCATCACTCCAAAGAACTCTATAGATTCTTGGGTCTCTTGCTTTCATTGCATTATAGAATCGCTCCTCAACATATTCAACAACAGCTCTTTCAAAGAATCGTGGTATAATAGGCAAGTCACCATTCTCTACACCCATACCATTGAATATAATACGTATGTAAGGGAATGAAGTACATTCTTTACTAAACATCATAAGCCCATTGTTTACATTGTAGTAAAACTTTGGACCATAGAATCCTTCCATGTTACGAGAATAAATACGCTGGTTAGGCTGATAAATATCCCCACCATTACTTCCGTCATCTTTTACACGGGCAGTATATCCTGTACCATCAGATGTATTGTTAAAATGACGCTTCCAATAAACTACTTGAGTCTTATTAGGGTTACATAGTGAACCAGTATACAAATATATCTCTCTGATATTGAATACATTAGTTGGCATTTCTATCTGGCCATTCTTAGGCATCTCATAATCCTTTTGGATAGTCAGCCAGAATGTATCAAATGATAACTCCTGCATAGCATCCTGAATACGAGATATGTACCATCCTTTAGGGAATCCCTTCTTAAATTCCTTGTCATCTAAGGTAGTAGTAACTTCAGCTAAAATATGCTCTATACTTACGAAATCGTTTGCCTTCATATCTATTATTCAGTTTGTCCTTGTTGTTGAGCAGATAAATCAGATAACGTAGCTCCACGAGCAGAATACTGATTAGCAATCTTACTTGAATCTTCACCATCATTGATTCCCTCTGTAGGCATCATCATAATGAATTTACCAAGTTTAAGTACCTCATTTATAAGTTCTTGTATTCTTTCATCTGGAAGAGGAACTTGCTCATCCAAATCACATATCTTCATTGGGTCAATGCTTGCCTTAATAGCAATTTCTACATCTTCAATTGATATACATTCAACGCCAAGAAGGTAAATTCTATTTACACCATTGTTATTAACCATGTGTCCTATTCTGTAGAAATAAGGATTACTAACAGATGGTTTTGTATATTCATCAAGATATAAATGCTGAACAGCTCCAACATTTACAGGCTGAAAGAACTTCTGAGCAAACATAGGCCCATCGCACTTACAGGTTTCATAATTATATGTAATATAAACTACACCAGCATTATTTGGTAAATCCATTATCTGTGCCGGTAAGTCTATGTACTTTCTTCCTTTTTCATCTGTTAAAACAGGAACAGAATGAAATGTAGACGTAAATAAATCAGAATTAGTTAAATTATTATGTTCTACACGTAACCTATTGGCAACTACTGTTACCCAATACATTATTTGAGGAAACGTAAAGTCAGCATCGTCAAATGATGCGTTTAAGCTCTTTTCTAAATCGTAAACTACATATCTATACGTTGCCATCTTATAATACGTCTAATAGTTGCTGAATATCTGCATTTGAAACAGAATTAATAGTTGTTCCATCACCTTGTTTAAAGCTAATGTAGAACAATGCTTTATTGAATAACAATTGGAATACACTATTAGGGAATCCAATCTCATCGGTAATATTTACAATCTTATCCGGTTTCTTAACCCAAAAGATAGTAACTTTTTTGTTTGATAACTTTGGTCTTATCTCTATTTCCTGAGACAAGAATCCTTCTGAAACTCCATTGTAATTAAGCGGAGATATATATGCGTATCTTTTTAAATCATCACATACATATTCTGCATCAAATCCAGCTTCAAATGGATTAACTTTATTTACAGCCCACTCCTCAACATTAAGTCTTTTGCAACTATAAGATGCTGATAAATGAGTAAGGTTACTCAAATAATAACTTCTGTAAACATCTGGAGTATTAGGAACAGGCATACCTGTATTAACCTGAACATCAGGATTTACATATACTGCTAATATACTCCACACTTCAGATGGGAAGATGTCAAGAGATACTCTGGAGTTAATACTTGTTTGAAAAACCCCAGAGTATGACAATTCTCTAAAAAACTCTTCACCTATCTTACCTTGTCCGTATGCGGCATTAACAATAGAAGTCAACCACTTCATCGCTGCATTAATCGCAGGGATATAATCTAAATCATCACGATAATGGTCAGAACCTTCAGCATCTAATGCAAAGGCTAGTTGATTTCTTAGTTCTAATGCCGTAAACATAATTAGTAATTAGGAATTGTTTTTTCTATAATCTCTCTACCAGTCTTATCAACTGTAGCTTTACGAAGAGACCCGTATAACATATTGTCTTGTTGAGCAATTTGACGTTTAGCAGTAATTTCCACTAACTGCTTACGCATTGCCTCAGGACTTTGAGATACAGACATCCCTTCTTGTTTTGCTCTTGCAACTACTTGTAAATCAGATAATCTACTAATAGACTGCTGTGCTTCAATCATTTTTTGTGCCCATGTAGAATCAACATTCAATGCAGAATCCATATTCTCATAGAAAGCAATTCCATATTGACTATGGCCTCGTAAGTATTCAGCCACTTCTTTAGAATGTACTTTAACAGAAGATACAGATACTACTTGAACACCACGTTGACCCTTACGTTTTGTACGAATCAATGGTTGGAAACGGATAGGCCCCTGAGGTGGAATACTTTCAGCACCACGTTTCTTATCACCGTGGATTGAAAAGTTTAAAGAAAACGCAAAAAATATTGCAGGATTCTCCATCCAATCATCCTCAAGGTCTCTAACATAATCTAAATCACTATCAAGCTCGCTCTTATTTTTGTCGAATTTGATTTTGTTGATTTGATTCATAAACTTTTGCTGCATCTCTTCCATCATCTTTTGAACGATAGATAACGGCACAGCCTCTTCTTTTGGTTCAGGTTTAATTTCACCTCTTTCTACTTCAGGAAACATATCCTCTGTGTGTGCAACCTCAGACACTGTCTTCTCAGCTTTAGGCTTCACATCTTCTTTCGAATTTGGCGAAAATGGGCCTAATTTTAAATCAAAATCTACGCTGCTTGATGTCTGATTACCTTCAAACTTCAAGTCTTTTTTTGTTGTTTTTTTCTCTATTGCCATCTTGTTATTATTTAAAATAAGGGGAGGAGTTATTTGCCCCTCCCCAAATGATTTATGCTAATCGGTATTGATTATGCGATGTCTACCCATGCACACGCAAGTGGGTTGTGCATTTTAACACCCATGTTACAATCAACCCAAACATCACCATAACGCTTAGGAACTCCATCCTCTAATTTAAGAGTATCTCCAGAACGCTCACCCCAAAGTTGTGTACGCTTGATGTTTTTCATATCAAGGATAACAATTTTGTTCTCGAAAGAACCAGGGAATGATGCACGGTCTTCGAAACGCTTGAATGGTACAAGAACGATACGAGAAGAACCAAGGTTAACTTCTTTCAAGTTCAACAAAGCGATTTCATCGTTAGGTTGGTAACGAGTCAATTCTTCTTTGTAAGCCAAAGAAAGAGCACGGTGTGTACGTGGAGTCATGAACGCCATACGAGTAGTACCGTAATCACCATATTCAGAAGATAATACTACATCTTCGAATGCATCTACCAACGTAGCTGTAGTAGCCAAAGCGTTAGGAGCACCAGCTTCCAACATAGAAGTGTAAACACCACCAGTTGTTTTAGCAGGAGTTCCGTTCTGAGTGATGATTTCACCTTTTTGACCAGTCCAGAATGCGTTAGAGATATCAATACGGTGTTGGTTAAACATCGCAGCTTTCTCCATTTCAAGGAAGTTAGAAGTAGTTCCTTGGTTTTTCAACTTGTGAAGCTCTACTTCAGAGTAACGGATAGCCTTGTTGAACAACTGAACGTAGTTAGAACGCTCAATTGTAGAAGCGCGGAAGTACTGAGCGAAACCTTCAGAACCATCGTAATCTACAGAAGATACGTTAGCAAGAATATCGTCAGCATTTACAGCTGGCAAAGTATCTCCGTTGTAAGGAGTTACAGTTACTGTCAAGTTAGTAGTATCTACAGCAGTAACACTACCTTTCTGACCATTAGGGTAAGAGATGATTGTGTTAGTAGCAATATTGTCTACAGATTGAACAGAGATTGTTTGTGTAGCAGGGTATGCAACACCAGCAGCACCAGCAATTGCCACTAGAGGCTCACGCTGATAAGCCATCTCTTGGAAGAAGAACTCGTCAGAGTTAACTTGCTCAGGAGATACCATGTTCAATAATTTCAAATCCATGAACTGCTGAGGAGCAGCATCAAAGATTGCACGGTTAGTCAACTTTTGTACCAATAGGGACAAATCGTGACCGTAAAGATTAGCATATTCAGAACCAACTGAGTTTAAGTTTTGATTCGTGAACTTTGCCGTTGTGTCATTGTATAACGCCATCGTTTTTGTTTTTAAATTTTACATTACCTACTTGCGTAAGGGTCTCCTTTAAATACTCCACTCAAGTGTCCTACAGCTTCCATTCCAAGACCTTGGTTTCCACCAGCGGCCTTTTGTTTTTTAACTGTCTTAGGACTAGAGTCGACTATCTTCTGATTAGCCTTACTTTCTCCTTTTCGTTCAGATATCTTTCTAACAGATTCTAACATCTTCTTTCCATACATTGCGTAAGCAACCAATTCAGCTGCATCTTCATTGTATGTTCCGTCAGACTTCGTAAACAAACTGTCTATCTTCCCCTCAACCAAGACGCTCCGGATTTTATTAATCTCCGACTTGCTGAAGTTAGGGTAAGCCTTACTTAGATTCTCCACGGAAAGCAGTGCCGTCTTTTTCAGATTTTGAAACTGATTTTTTTGACGTTCAATAAACTGCTCACGCTCGGCCTCTAACGCTTTTTTGTCTTCAATAAACATTCGTTTAGTAGACTCTGCTAACAAAGTTATTCTATCCTCAAAATCAGCTTCATCAATATCACCATTCTCAAGAGAACGAGTCAATTTATTATACTGTTCAGGAAGATAGTGCTGAACTAATCCGTCAATTTCTTGGTCATCGAAATCTGATGAGAAGTCCAGTCTTTGTTGAACATTCATAAATTGTGTATGGTCTTCACCATTTGCCCACAATTGAATTTGTGTACGTATATCAGCAGGTAACGATTGAAGGTCTTCAGTAAGAGCTTCATATTCTCTCTTAATCTCAGAACCCTCTTGTGCCTGATTTCTCCATGTATCTACAGAAGCAAAGAACTTACTTGCGTCTTCAATTCCATACTTAGAAGAAAGCATTTTAACCATCTCTTTAGGAGGCTCAAAAGAAAGTTTTACTTCCTTCTCCTTCTTAGGTGATTTTAAGATTCCAAAAATGTCATCAGAATCAACAGACTCTTCCTCATCTTCTTCCTCTTCTTCCTCATCGTATTCTTCATCTTCGTCCTCTTCCTCTGAATTAGACTTTGATGCTTGACCGCTATTAGAAATACTAGCCATCAAGTCTTTGTACTCTTGTGAATTGGCGAATTCAGAATCAATCTGCGCCAAAGACTCAATCTGTCTGATTTGTTCAGCCATATCAGCCGGCAAATCTAAACCTTCAAAATCAATCTCTGGAGCTGACGTTTCAGCAACTCTTTCCAACTCTTTTTCGAAGTTATCTTCCATATAAGTTGTTATTTGGTTTCAAAATTAGTAATTAATTACATACCCTGTTTTTTAAGCATATCACGCTCAGTCTTGGCAGCTTCTTTTAATGCTATTTTTTCCATTTCCATATCATGGTCCATACCTTTCATAGCAACTTCAGTTTCTAATTGAGCAGCTTGTTGTTCTTGAGCAGCAGCAGCTTGTTGTGCCATAGCCTGTTGAGCTATAGCCTGACCTTCCATTTGAGCCCTATTAGACATTGCCTCAGCTTGTTTAACAGCTCTATAGTGTTCACGTAATGAATCAGCAATAAGCTCAGGAGTAGCTCTATTAAATAAGTTAGAGAACATAATCTGGTCAATCATACCAGCTTGCAACAATGTGAATAACAATTGATTACCATTAGCAATACCTTGTTCTTTAGATTCTCCACGTTTAATGAATACTCTATAATCTTGCATTAAGTGGTCCTCTGTAATCATTATATTTTGAAGACCTTTATCACCAAGCATAATAGCCAACTTACGTGGATTGTCATGGTAAATAGCTTTACCTACAGTAGCCATGTGTTCGTATGCTTGACGAAGTATTGATGTAAGTGCCCAATAGAATGGCTCCTGAACTAATGAACCTCTTTGTATCTGAGCCTGTACAACACCAACTAATGCATCTGAAGCACCCTGAGTACCTGTCATCGCTTCGTTTACACCTGTAACGTCCTGAATACTTGTTTGTATGCTGTTAATTACATCAAATAATTGTAATGTTCCAGCTCCAACATTAGTACCATAAGTACCAATAGCATTTTGTACAGAACCTACACGGTCTGTGTCTACGAAAATAGGTTTAGATGCATTAATGTTTCTGTTGATATCTGCCTCTCCGTCTCTATCGTCTACAGCTGATTTAGATATTACTGTACCAGTTCCTCTCATGTTGGCCATGTGAGATTCTACAACTGATATAGTTCTGTTTAAGAAACGCTGAGGGTCAATAACATCATCAAGTGGAGTAAGTACCTCTCCACGGTCATAAACCCACGTATAACACTTATATGGGAACTTAACATTTGCTGGGTCGTAAAGATTCTTTTCTTGATAAGGCAACACACCATATTCAAGAACTAAATCGTTGTCAGCATTACCCATATCTTCTTGAGCAATAAGAATAGCATATCGAATTACGTCTACATAAATCTTATGCTTCTTTTTATTACCCATTTCTTCTTTATGCTTTTCAGTAATAGGCTCAATCAAATCCTTATCTGTATATTTTGAATCAGGATGATTAATCATTGTGTAGTAAGGATATCCGTATTCATCCATTACCCAACCGTACTCACGTACTTCTATATCTTTCCAATACACTTCATGGACAGGTATTTTATTACCAGCCAAAGTATAAATACCATTAACAATCTTATGGATACCATTATTTTGATTGTTGTTACCGTAATTCTCAATAGCTTGTCTCTGCTCAGTTGTTAAATCTTGAAAACGCTCAAAGATACTTGGTGAATCCATATAATACCACTCACCCATATACTCTGAATCAGATAAATCTGGTTTTCTTGCAGACATATCCCAAAGAAAAAACAATGGATTAATAGCTTCAGCAACATAATTACCATTAAGCTCATATCCTTTGTAGATACCCATTCCACAAATAGCTAAGTGTCTTGTAATCTGAACTTTAAGTTCATCAATATTTACTTCTTGAGCTATATATTCAATTAAGTTGTTTATGTCTTTCTCGTATTCCTCAACAAATAGATTCATAAAAATCTCTTCTGTCTCAGCTTCTGTTTCTTGGATAGGAACAAATTCTTTAATGATGTCTGCTAAATATGGATAGTTTTTAGCAATTTTAAAGTAATCTTTCATTCTAGCGAGTTCTTTTTCTCGCTTGTTAATTACGAAATCAGATATACAAGTAGCTCTTGCATCGTATGCTAAACGTATCGCATTACCAACGTATTGTTGCACCATTGGCTTAATTACGTTCTTAGTCCATTTCAATCGGTTACGGATATCTCCTGATTCATCTAAGAAGAAAGCTTCGATATCTTCATCAAAAATCCATTGACCATCTTGACCTTTAAAGAACGACCAGTTAATCAAACATTTATTGATATATCGTCTGTATAGATAGCTACTCATTGACGAAAGACAAAACCTTGCGTAGTCTCTGTGATATTTTTTGTCTTTTTTACCCTCCAGTTTGTTAGGGCGTATTCTACTGTCGCTAAATAAGTAAGCCATACTATTTCAAAATATCGTTAATGTTAACCATAACTTTTTTCTTCGTCTTCCTATCTGTTGTTTTCACACCATAGGATTCTTCAAGTCTTTTAACCATATCTGGCAGCTCTGAATGAATCTTTACTACCAAATCTGTATATTTCTTTTTCTCATCAATGTCCATCTGGACTATTTCAGCGTCAGAGAGGACAACCATTGAATTTAATGTTTCAAACATATACTGACTAAGCAACTTAGCCCGTAAGCGATACTCTGGATTGAACAACTCCATTCGCTTTATGCCTTCTCTAATCTCTTCTGGTATCTCGCCATGAAGCATTGGTGTAAGGTCTTCGTTTTCTTGGTATCTAACTCCGTAGATTATTTCAAGTGCTTTGTGTAATCTTTGCCTTTTATCAAGCTTATACAAAGGCGAAGTTCTATTTCCAAGCAACCAACAGAGTCGTACCTCTTTGGCTTTTAATTTTTGAAACTCTGGTATATCCGCAAGTTCTGGATATTCGTTTCGTAAGTCTGAGCTGTTATCTAAACCAAACAAGATAACATCTACTTCAACTGTTTCTTTCTTGCTCATATTTACTAAATAAGGGTAGAGGAAATTAATCCCCTACCCTGCAAATATAATCAAAATATGATTAGACAGCTGGACATCCTAAGTAGTCAGCTACAGTAGCGTAAGTACCGTTAAGAATTGAAGTCAACAATGTAACACCAGCAGCATCAGCTGAATCAATGTAGAAAAGAACATTAGTCGGTTTGATTACTTGAAGACCGGTTACAGCATTGTGACGAATCATTTTGTTGTAAGTAATTACATAACGGTCATAAGATGCAGCAGTTAATTTGCTAGCATTAATATACTGAGAAGCTTCAGCTACAGTTCCAACTGGAGAAACCCATGCAGTAGAGTCTGCTACAGTAACAGTTCCAGGGATTGTATGAGTAACAGTTAATGGACCAAATCCAGCGTTGTCAGCAGTAATACGGATGATATCACCAGCAACAGCAGCAGCACTAAAGTAAGCATTAACGTCAGCATTGATACGAGCAACAAACAAAGCTTGAAGTTCAGCAGCAGTAGGAGTAGCATCAACTCCAACTACGTAAGTACGAGCTTGGTAAGTAGCTCCAGTTTCTTGTCCTCCAGCGAAGAAGTTAACTACGTTAGGAGCAAAAACCGTAAGTGAATAAGTAGAATCTTTCACTAAAGAAGCTCCTGTAACATCTACGTCAACTACGTTAGCAGTACCAGCTGCATACGCATCGTAAGAGTAAGACAAAAGGTCGTTAGTACGGATTTTAGCTGCTACTGTTCCAGATTCGTCTTTGATAGACAATACACCGTCAGCTAAAACGATGTCACCAGCTGCATAAGTGTCCAAGTTGAACGCCAAGTCATTCTGGATTTTAGGCATTTTGAAAGTAATCATTTTGTTTTGTTTTTACACCGATATCTCTATCTGTGTTGGTTAATAAATTAAATTTTAACACACACTGTGATTGATGCAAATATAATTATTTTTTTTGTTCAAATTTTGTGGGTTTGGGTTGTTTCTTTTTTTCTTTTTCTTTTTTGATAGGATATATGAGAATATATATTTATATATATTCGAAATATAGACTATCTTTTTCTTTCTTTCTTTTGCTTCTTTTCTTTCTTTCTTTATTTTTTCTTTTTCTTTTTTTCTTTATTAAATTTTTTAGCCTTTTGTTTGGAAATTAAAAAACAATATCTAAATTTGTATCACAGTAATGCAGACTGGTATTTGCTTTGATGATAGTTTCCACACATTAGGTTTAGCCTCGGTACTGCATTCGCTGAGGCTATTTTTTTTTACCCTATGGAAAGTTTTAAAGTTATTTGCATCAATGATAAGTACAAGCCAGATGGCTTTATTGGTGATTGGATTAAGAGTGGTGAAGTTTATGAAGTTGATGAATGTGTAACGCTTATTCGTCAAAGAAACATCAAAGGATACAAACTTGCTGGAAAGAATATTCATCCCGAATCAAAGTTCCAGTATTATCTTTCAAACAGATTTAAACCATTTGACGAAGAAGAAGATTTAGAAGCTGAGGAAGCTGTAGCAGAACTTTTGGAAGAAACACTTGTTGAGTATGTTTGAAGTATTCGAAGAATTAGATAAGTTCAACTCAATACTATTTGAGGAAGACAATCACAAGTATCTGTACAACGGAAAAGAATGTGTATCAACAACTTCAATCATAAATAAATACAAAAAACATTTTGACGTAGAAGAACAAGCCACAAGGTATTCTTTGAAACATGGACTTGAATATGAAGATGTAGTTAAAGAATGGGATGATAAAAGGCTTACATCAATAATCAAAGGAACTCATGCTCATAAATATGCTGAATTAAAGTTTGCTAACAAGGTTTATTCGCCATCAGAAGAAGATTTACCAATGGCATTAAGGTCAATGATAGACAAATTTCATGATGATTCTAAGGGTAGGCTTATCCCTATACGTTCAGAAATGATTATTGGTGATGAAGACCTTTTACTTTGCGGAATGATAGACCAATTATTCTACAATGTAAAGGCAAATGAGCTTCAGATATGGGATTATAAGACGAATAAAGAGATAAATACCTACAGTAAATACAAGAACAGAATGACTAATGGTTTAGGCCATTTACATGAGTGTGAATACAACACATATTCACTCCAATTAGCCATATACAAGAAGATTGTTGAAAAAAATACCAATTTAAAATTAGGAAATTCATACATTTGCTGGATTAACGAACAAAACGACACGTACAAAACATTTAAAATGGCCGATATGGTAAACGAAGTCGATTTTATATTCAATAATCTAGCAGCATGAGTACATCTTCTGCCTATTCAAGTAATAAACTAAACCAAGTCGTAAATAACAGTACGCAGCATTTCATTATCTTATCATACATAACTACTATATTTGATTACGACAGAAAGAAAGGTGAATATCATTTGTACTGGTACAATAAAAACAAAGGGGTAGACCCTGATGATACTCATTACAAAAATCTATCCTATAAAAGAATGAATAATAAAGAAATTCGTTTTTTTCATTCAACTATGAATCAATACAATCTTGATATAGATTCAGAAGATGGTAAAATATGGAGTCATAAAGAAATAGGATTCAACAAAGATAAAGTAATAAACTTTGTTCAGCTTGAAATACCTATTTTAGAATCTTAACTATCTTACCATTCTTGTCAACCCTGGCTAATCTCATTCTGTAGTTAGTTTCTTTACTTTGTACATATCTAACAGTTACAGCTGATTCTGTTTGTTCATTAGAAATATTAACTGGGTCATACTTAGCATGGGCCTGGGCATTGATATAAGCATAAGTAATAGCAAATATCGTATCATCATAGTCATATCTAAGGTCAGATGCCTGGTATCTTGTTTGTCTATGCGTATTCTGAGACTTTAAATCCTTCTCTACGAATGTTTTAAGTTGTTCCCATAGCCACGGAACGTGTATTCTATCGCCATAAGCATCCAAAAACTCCTCTGTCTTGGCAATTATACGTGGGGCCGTGTTTGCTTTATTGGAAATACCAAACCATTTACCACCATACGTCTGAAAATAGTCAGGAAGCTGTGCGTTTGCCGTAAACTTATGCTTAAATCCATGTATTTCTTGGAAGTCTACGTGCATATCACCAATGTTATTCTCTACAAGCTCCTTAATTCCACCTTTTTTCTGTTGGTCATAGTATAAAGATTGTAATAATACCTGTAGATAATCGTTTTTAAACCGTTTATCCTTGTTAAAAACAACAGAAGCTACAGAATTAGTCAATGCATCCCATACTGCACTACACATTTTAGAGTGACCAGTCTCAGAGTTAATAGGGTCAGTACCTTGATACCATCTATTCTTCCATATCTCGCCATGAGGAGGATGGTTAACAACCATTGCTGTAGTGGATGAATTATCTCTATCTCCAGTTTCTACCCATCTAGCTCCAATAATCCTGTATGGCGTATGCAAATCTGGTGTAGGTTGACTCATATCAAATATAGGGTCAAAGAAACCATATTGGATAGGGACCTCCATACTGTAAATGTCATTCAATCTCTGGTTACAGTAGTGAATAGGAACAAGTGTTCTAGCCTTCCTGATAAACATATCATCTATTGTAATCGGATAGTGCTGATGGAACTGAACTCTTGCAAGTTCTCCCTTCTTAGTATCTCCTACAGCTAAGTAAGCTTTCTTCTCATTCTCTATATGTTCATCGGTAACACCTCTACGTGCATAGGCATTAAAGAACAATGGAATAATACCATATTCATAATTACCTTCTGCCCATTGTCGTAAACACATTTTAAACTCTGATTCAAATACAGAACCACCCTTATCCATTTCACCTCCAGTACCCCAAGCAATAAACTGCTGCTGCATGGTCATTTTTCCTGTTTCTGGATTAAACTTAAACAAAGCAGGTCGACCCTCACGCATCATCTCACCGAATATATCAAACAAACCAATCTCATCCACAAATACAGCTGAAGGAGAACCCCCGTTTATTGCATCTATCTGAGGAGAGTCTACCTGAAAGCGTGACGCACCACCATCTTCCCTACCTTTCCTATCACCCTTCTTATCAAATGACATTACTTGGTCGGTCCAGTTCTTAACCTCTTGAGCAATAAAACCAGGAATCTTAGTGTATGTCCACTTCACCTTATCGCGGAATATTTCTATACCCTTATCCTTTGAGTGGGTAACAAACTTAATGAAGTATGATTTATTGAGGTTGACACGTTTCATACCGGCCAAACACATGGTTGTAGTAAATCCAATCTGACGGGCTTTACCAATCATCATGGAGTATCCACAGTCGTAAAGGAATAAAAGAACCTCCTGAGCCTCCCAGGCTTTGTACTGGAGTGTTCCATCCATTGCTTTATCTTCCTTGATTTTACCGTACTTATTACAGAAGTATAGCGTGTTATCTTTACAACGTTTAATCTCTACCTTGAGCCAATCTATTTGCTCCTCTTCTGTTTCAAAGTCAAGTATGGTTGAATCATCAGATAACCATATCTCTGCTTGTTTGCGATATAACTCAAAGGGCTTGAATTTAATCTTGTTCTGCCAGCCTGAATTTATTGAATCTATCCATTGAACAAATTCTTTTGGATATTCAAACTCCGGATGGTCTGGCATCCATTGTGATGTCCTTATCCCCTTTGAACTAATACCGTCTTGAACTAAATCAAAACTCATTAGTTTAATTATTTAATTGGCAAGTGGTTTACCTTTATTATTACCTTTTAAAAGAATTTCTTTAATTCTTCTACTTCTAGGTGCTTCTTTTAAAGGCCCTGTTTTTACTATAGAATCTCTTTTATCTACACCCGAATCAACTTTAGAAGACATCTCAAAGCTAGACATTGGTCTCTCAAATGATGTTGTTCCAAACGCATTTTTATTAATAGGATTTAAATAAGGTCTCGTAGGCTTGGCAGGAACAGAATAAGTAGTGCTTTGCATCTTCTTTGAATCATTCAAAGTCTTTTGCTTTAATTTCTTTGCCATAATTATCTGTTTCTCAAATATTTTGAAACTACAGGTTTCATTTCTGTTTTTCTACCTCCTTTAAGTGATGAAGTGTCTGATTTAGAAACAGGAGAATTAGATAATGGTTTTTTAGGAGCAGAATCTAATTTATAGTTACTCACCATATTGCTAACTGCTTTAGACTTACTAGCGGCAGATGCTGCTGCATTCATAGCTTCTCCTATTTTTTTTATTTTCTTAGGGCTTAACATAACTATTATTTTTTACAGTTTTTACTTTTTTTCATTGGTTTGCTCTTCTTTACTTTTTGAGCTATCTCGTAAGCTTTCTTTACAAGCTTAGGGTCTACGCCTGACATTTTTCCTAACATTATTTCCTAAGTTTTTTAAGAGCAGCGTCAAGCTTCTTTTGAATTTCAATTTTATCTTCAGGGCGATTCTTTGACTTTCCGATTTTCTTCTTGTCTTCCTTGCGCCACTTGCCTGGCAGATATTCTCTTTTTTCAAACGGGATTCTCTCCCCTTTCTTTTTCGGTGCTCTTGGGTCCATAATTCAAAATTACAAATTATACAAATACTATTTTTTAGATGACCTTGCCATTAATAATCTTCAGGTTTCTAAACTCATACGTTCCATCAGGCTGCGTTTCAATTGTCGCAAAGCCGTGATTCCATTTGTTATAAGGAAGGTACTCCGGAGAAAGTCCGCAAAGTGACCCGATAGAGTAAGTAGTGACTACATTGCCGGCCATATCTTTTTCACTGTGCTCAGATGTTACGTGGTGATGTCCTATAGCACAATCAATCTTAGCCCGGGTATATAATCCCCTAGCAGCATTTACAGGGCTGAATACACTTTGACCAAACTCATGTCCATGCGCAAGTGTAAAGTTACCTATCTTGGCAATCTGCTTACTCTTAACTTCTTGGATACCTAACTCTCCAAACCTAAGGATATTAGCCAATTCAAAATCAGATATGCCTAAAAGCTCAGGAGCATTAGCTCTCAAATAAGTCTGCCATCTCTCTTCGTGATTACCAATCTTAAAGTAAATAGGACAGTCAAATACAGATTTAAGTTCCATTAAGAAATGACGAGTAACCTCAAGTTCACCTGCCAAATCCCTTAACCTCCTATCCTTAGAGAACATAGATGCCTGATACATATCAATAGTATCACCATTCAAATAAACAAAGTTTGGTTTAAAATTGATACCGTAATTAATCGCAATTTCCAATGCCTCATTATCTTGATATGGCAAATGGATATCATTCATAATTAATCCTCTATCATTCAGTCTAGGAACAATGAATGGGTCTATCTTTTCATAGTCAGATATAGGAACATTAAATCTACTCATAGCATATTTCTTCTCCTCTTCTGTCCTTATTGATACAGGATTATTTATAATATTATTACTCTTACTATTCATACGTATTTCTCCCCTATGGTATCTAACATTACCCCTGGCATTATCAAAACTATGAAACACATCAGGAAATTCACTATGCAGCATTCTAGCAATAACATTAGTTGGGTATTCAGAATACATCTCAAGGTATTCTCTGACTAAAATTGACTTATCCCCAAGTTCTCTACTCATAATTAATCTTCGTTAAATTCATATTCCTCATCGCCATCAGCCGTATTCTTAGGTATGGCATTGTAGTTCTTTACAGAGCTAAAGATACTCTTCATTGAACCTTTGTAAAAATATATTGGATTCACCATATATGTTCTTCTTCCCTTTTCTGTGTAGAACCTAATGATATCATGCTCACATAACTGGCCAATAGCCTTCAACACGTATCTCATGTTCATGCCAGTAGCATTTCTAATATCCCTCAGTCCATACCCCTTCAGATAATTACCATAGTTCATCTCACCAGCCATAAACCTCAACATCTTTATAGAAGAAGGATTTAACTCATCCTGAATCTTCAAGGCATCCACAAAGGTAATAAGATAACGCATCTTCTTTTTCTTAAATATGCTATTTACCATATTATCAACCTCCGCACTCCACGGCTCCGCCAAAGGAACTATATCACCATAAGCATTCTCATAATACAACTTAGGTGATTTTAACTTCCTACTTATAATCCTGTCAGCCTCTAACAAGATTAAATCATAAACAATATTATTTTCCATTACCAGAAGTTTTCCTAGACTCAATCAACTCATCAACATTCCTCTTTATCTTCTTTAAATGAGAAATGCTCCGGTGATTAAAAAATATAAAAGAATTTAAAGCATTGCTAAACTCAACAATACTCATGTTCCCCTTCAACTTATTACAGTCTCCACAACAAGGAACCTTATTGTCATTGCTTAACTTGCCTCCCCTGGACTTCGGATACAAATGGTCTACCGTTCTCGAATACTCATCCAAAGAGGTCTTACAATACATACAGACACTCAAGTCTATACCTCCCTTACTAATCATATACAACCTTTTATAAGACAAGCAAAGATAATTAAATTAATACACTTTTCTTTTAAAGTGTTACCACTAATCGCTAGATACAGTCTGTTACCACTAATTACACACCTAACTTATTAATAATCAATCAATTAAGAAAAAACTCCTATATATGTTTATTCCCCATGTGCAACTTGAGAAAATCAATGATGTAATTATCGTTAGGCGGTTACGCAGTATACCGACTAATGACTAATGAAGCGACACTAACGGAACGTAACCTTAAACGATAATCTACAAAAATATTCATATCGTATATACTAACCTATAGTACTACTATCCCTCCCCCTATTTATTTAACCCCCATATGCCAATATCGTAACTATAACCCTCCGGTCCAGAAAAAAGTATGTGTTTTTTAGGGTAGTACTCGTGGTACTATATCCCCTCCCCTTCTCAAAAGGAAAACCGAACCCCTGAAAATACTAAATGTATTGCGCTAACTATCTTTTTTTCGGGCTTTCTTTCACCGTTTGCCCTTTGCCCCTTTGCTTGTTAGCTATTCATTCATATTCCTTTACATATCTTACTAGCTTTCAGCTAATTAGCTTCGCTTAGTTTATCCAAAGCTTTAAGTAGATAGACCTAACTACTTGATTTATAGACGGTTATGAGTACTACTCTTCTATCTTATCACCTAGTTTTGACTGTTATTTGTGTAAACATTCAATGCGCTTAATTAAAAACTTCAACCCGATTTCACCCTATTTTCTAGGTTACAAGCTATTTTTTATCGAATTATAACTTATTGATTTTCAGGCAATTATCGTTTTATTTTGACAATTTTAATTTTTTTCTTGTTTAATTAAATTTTATGTTCTTATATTTGCTTCATCAAACAAACGGCGAAACGCTAAATGTTTGAAAGGTTAGGTAAGCGTAGAGGGCGGGACATATTAGCCGCATGTTAATACGATAAAAGTCGATAACTAATAAAGTACATTTAATCGAGGGCTTGAGTAGTTATTTTGGAAAGCGAAATGCGAGTAATTAATAACGAAAGACTGTGGTAAAAATGCAGCCACTTAATCACGTGTAACGGCAATGTATAAAAGACGGTAAGACTAATTTCCGTAGTGGGGTGAGTGCCCTGCCTGAAGAGTCCAAAAGGACGAAACGGAATTTATTATTTAAACTATTTAAGTTTAATTATTATGAAAGCAAATGTAAAAACAAACGGAAAAAAAGTAACTACTACTAAAATCGCAAAAGGTACAAAAGTAGTAAACAACAAAACAAAAGAGGCAGTAAGGTATCTTAATGAAGGAGTAACGGGAAAAAGTTTAATGACGGCAATTTATGCTACAAACAATGCGCATAAACAAGACGGGAAAAGTTTTTCATACTGTATTAAGCGTGTAATTGAATTCGGCGATGAATTTTTTGCAGGTATAAAAGGCTTTAATGTTGCCGATTTAACGCCGAAAAACTTAATACCATTAAGAACAGAAAAGAATGCTCAAAAAGAGGGCTTCAGCGTGTACGAAATGTGTTTATTAATTAAGAAATATTACGCAACAAAGTAATTAATCAAGCTAAAAAGGAAATGAAATATTTAATCTTGTCGGTAGTGTTAGCGATTGTTAGCACTACCTTATTTTTCAGTAATGTAGGTGTAAATATATTCGGATACGTTGAAAATTTTATGTTATCCTATGGCTCTTTGGGCTTATCTGTATTGTCATTTTTGGGATACATAGATAGCAAGATGAAACAGTTTAATAATTAAAAATAAATATCATGGAAATTATCGGTTTAAATGAATCAATTGCTTTTTGTGAGGCAAAAGGTTTGAGTAATTGTTTCAATGCTTATGCTGAAAATTGTTCAGGCGAATCAATTATGCAAATCGGCTTTAATCCGAATAGCGGATACACTTACATTGCCCTTGAGAATGGTATATCAATATGCTCAATGTTGGGACAAGAAGTTGAGTATTTAACAATAGACTTTGAAACTCGTAAAGAAATGTTTTTCGAGACCTACGAAGAAGCAAGTAATAATCTATAAAAATAAACAACATGAAAAAAGGAAATCAAAACAAAGACATCAAAGTTTGGGCGTATATTATCGGCTACGGAATAGCCATTGCATTTTTACTATTGCCTTATGCAGTAGATGCAGCACCAACAACAAACAATGTTGACCCGATACATGGTTTTAACTATAAAAAACACTACAAAAAACAGAAACGTCACCGGATTGCGGTAAAGTTATTCAACGTGAATAATTGTAGGGGAAAATCATTTAAAAATATGTAATGTATTTAGTAAGTAATGGCAAAAGTCAACGGTTAATTATGGCGGAAACAAAATATCATGCCGTTGAACTTGCTATGTATTTCTATGGAATGTATAGCGAAGAAAGTAAAAGGGAAAAGTATAAAGTAAAAAAGGTAATAAGATGAAAATAGCAATTTTAAACTCGGAAAATTTCAATTCTAGTGAGAAACAAATGTTTCAAAGCTACATTGATTTAATAAACAGAAAGACTAACAATTCATGGTCTGGAGATTCTGTTAACTGTTTCTACATATATGACGATGAAGTAATGTTTTCAGATTGTGTTGGTGAACCGTCAGAAGAATATCAGGTAATAACGATACAAGAATGGAACGAAAAATTTATGCAATTCGAAAATGAATTTGTACTACATGACGGCGAAATAGTTAGGAATGTAGACCCCGAACTTATTGTTGAAATGTACAACGGTGAGTATGCTTGGAAAAGCGAATGTAAATTTGCTACACTTAATGACGAATACGCACCAATTGATGAGGTTTATAGAACAAAACATGGAAATACATACATTGAAAGTACAGAATGTGAACTAGATATTGCTTATTCTGAATACCATTGCGAAATGGTTGAGACAGATAGAGATGATGTATTTTACGGTTATGTAGAAGGTCATGACTATGAAACACATTTTCAATTGAGCTACGGACAACCATTAAGAATAAATGGCGATAACTATATGGATTCTGACGCAGCTAGGTATCATGGCTTAATATACCACGAAGGTCATGACGAATGGTATACTGATGAAGACTATCCAATAGAAAAAAATGCTAGTTACCATGACCTTAGAAGAACAAAAAGATTTGACGAAGCACCTAAGTTTTCAATTGGTTTTGAAATAGAAAAGGAAGATGATAATGCGGTGGAAATAGAATATCAAGACCTTTACGACAGAACAGATTGGATTAAAGAAAAAGATGGTTCTCTTTGTGACAGTAGCGGATACGAACTTGTAACACCAGCATTTGACCTTTATTCATCAGACCTTGAGGACGAAATAGCTAAAGATTCAGACTTGCAAACATTAATCAATGCGAATACTTCATCTTCATGTGGCGGTCATATCAATGTAGCTTCTAGCTTATTCGATACAGAAACATTGTTCGAACACTTATCAGGTTGGTTGCCATTGTTCTATTCAATGTATGAACATAGGATTGAAACAAATTATTCTAAGGCAAGAAAGAAACATAGCTACAAATATTCTTCTGATAAGTATTCAGCAGTATATATCAAATCAAATGTTCTTGAATTTAGAATACCAAGTGCAGTAAAGAATGTTACTAACTTATTGTGGCGCAGGGATTTACTACGTATCATGTGTTCTTCAATCAAAGAAACAAAGATTAAAGGATTCGAATCTTACTACAAAGGTTTATCCGAAATCGAAATACTTCAAATGATGATGAATCCAAAGAGTAAACTTTACAAACATTTACGTCTTGTATATTCACAAGAAAAGTTAATTGACAAAGTAGAATTGTTCATAAAATATAGTCAATCATTTAACGATAAGCAATTACCTAAACTAATCAGGTCACAAGTAAAAGTTGACACAATAGAAAACGCATCTAACCAACTAGGTGCATAATTAATAATCATTTTAAAAAAGGAAATCATGTGTATAGCAATTTTAAACACGAAGAAAACAACATTATCAAAAGATATTTTATCTAACTGTTGGGAAAACAATGGCGATGGTGCGGGAATACTTTACATTGACAATAACAAAATGCAAGTGTTCAAGGAAATGAAATCTTTTGAGAACTTTTATTCCAACTACATTGACATCAAAAGAAAATACGGTAAAAACAATATCGTTTTACATTTCCGTATCAGTACTCATGGCAAGGTAAATAAAACAAATTGTCACCCATTCTTAGTTAATAATGACTTAGGCTTTGTCCATAACGGAATGATTTACGATGTACCAACAAGCAAAGATTTTTCAGATACTTATATGTTCAATGAGACAATACTTAAGAATATGAAAGATGGATTTGAGTACAATGATGTAATCATGGATATGCTTGAATTATATATAGGTCAAGGTTCTAAATTAGTATTCCTTAATTCAGATAATGAATACAGAATTGTTAACGAGAAAGCCGGTCATTGGAATATGGATTGTTGGTTTAGTAATTCATCTTATAAGCAAGTAAACAATTATGTTGATTATGGAGGCAAAAAAGTTTACAAGAATCAATATAACGCATGGGCGTACACACCCAAAACACAGTCAACTTATCATTCAGCAGGTTCAATGTGGCTAGATGAGGAAGAAGATTTTTACTCATGTACTAACTGCGATATAAAACTATACGGAATCAATGAGATAAACAATGGTAAATGCGATTGGTGCATGGAATCAGACAAAGCATTGAACGAAGAGTATCAAGTTAGCGGTTGCGATTGCTGCGATAGAGATGTAAAGTCTAGTTACTTTCACGAATACAATTGCTTTATCTGTAATGACTGTAAAAAAGAATGGGGTCTAGGAGCATAATTCACTATCAACACTTTTAAATATGAAACAAGCAAGAATTAAATTAGCGTCAATTCGACCAATAAACGAATTCGCTTATACAGTAATGGTTGAATTAATTGTAGATGAACAAACACTTTCATTTAGCAGAACAGTTAGCGACCTAGAATTAATTGACCAATACAAGAAAGGGATTCCTATTCCCTTAATTGAATACGTAACAGAAAACGAATACCAAATAAAAAGATAAGACATGGCAAAAAATAGAAAAGAAGAAGTAGAAAACGCAAAGTTAATACTTAAAAAATACGGTTACTATACAGATAACCTTTGGCATATTGACGATGTAATGAACAATTACGATTGCGATGAAGATACAGCAATGGATATACTACACTCAACAATGAGGAATGACGCAACAATCGAACAAATATGGTTCTCAATGGATGTAGCCGCAGACGTTGAAGGAGTGGAAAAACTATAAAACAATAACTATGGAAAGAATTATTGAACTAGCATCAGAATTGGCTCACGCAAGAACAATGTTTGAGCTTAACATCACCGAAGAGGAAATGTACAAGGAATCAGGTGACGTTTTATTCTACAAAGAGGACGTTCAGGACGTTTTTAATGAGTGGTACGACTATTACCTTACTGGAATAGAGAAAGTACTCTTAGAACGCCCCGAAAAGGAAAAGTATTTAATGAATGTAGTTGCCGTTTATACGGAATCATTCCAGTGGACAAAGCCAACATCAGGTTGGGACGAAATAGGATTCGATTATCAAATAATAGAGCCATGAAAACAATTTAAGAGAAAAACGCAATGATTGCGGAGTTTATGGGATTAAAATTCAAAAATGATGATGATTATATCAGCGAATTAAAAGAGATGAGAAGTGACGGAATTTACTTTGAACAAGGATACATGACTAGCGAATTAAAATACCATACCTCATGGGATTGGTTAATGCCAGTAGTTGAGAATATTGAAAAAACAAATAATAATCTATGTGAAGTAATAATTCATAAAACTCAGACAGAAATAATTACAGGAGAAAGAACTGGAGTATTAAGGTTTTCATACTCGCTATCTGAATTAATTTTACTAGGATATAAAGTAAACGAAAAGATTGGTATAACTTATCATTGTGTGTGCGAATTCATTAAGTGGTACAACGAAAATAAATAGCCATGAAAACAACACTAGAATCATTAATGCATTCCATAAGTATAGACAGAATGCAAGAGAGTTACACTAAAGAACAACTAATTGAACTAATTGATTTGTTATTATTAGCAAGGGAACAAGCAGTATTATCATTATTTTTTGCAGCTGGTGAATCATTCGGCATGGGCACAAGCGATAAAAACTTTGAACAATTTTTAGAACACTTTAAAAACTTATAGTTATGGGACACATAGATAGACAAGACGTTATTAACGTGGCAAGTAACATTAATATGTATGTTAACGATGACCACATTCAGTACGTTATGGAAAACTACGAAAGCTTTTACGCAGATGACACAACATCTAATTGGAGCGAAGTAGTAGAGAATATTTTGTATCAAGTAAATAGATGATTATGCTAGACAATAGAAGTTCAAACGAGCAAGAAATAACAATTGATGGAATAGATTACCTAGTTAAGTATGTAAATTATAAATGCACATTTGATGCTATATCAAGTGACTATTATGTAGAGCTTCAAAGCATTGATATTGCTAGGTATGACGATGAAATCGGTGATTACATTGTATTTACACCATCAGATGATTTACTTGAAAAGGTTGAGAAATATATCAATGATTCAATAGACTGGTATGAGTATGAGAAAGACGAAAGGGATTTCTATGACGAGTATAATTACGGTGAATTTTAAATTATAAAAAATGAAAAAAAATATTTATCATTTCTGTTACATGGTGGGCAAAGAATTGTGCACAGGTGTAAACATTCAAGCTAAGGATTACGCTGAAGCAATAGCATTATTCAATAAAGATTTCAAGTCTAGTGAATTGCTATATGTTTCCGTACTACAAAGCCCAGTTCTTATTTAATAATTAAATTAGTAATAAAATGAATCAGATGACAATACTTGAAATGCTATTAGAAAAATTGCCCAACAAATATGTAGATGCGGTTATCAATAACATGGATAAACCGTCTGATTTACAGCAGCAAGCAATCTGTTTTGAAATAGATTTCCTTTCTCTATTTGATTGGAGTGATTCACTTGAATGCTATGACTTTTGGGAAGAGGTACTCGAAGCAGTAATGGAAGGTGATGAACTACCACAGTTACCAATACAGATTGAATATAGACCTTCTACCTACATTATAGCTGATGACAGCTTATATGTAATGAACTCAGCCGGTACAGGTATCAACGTACAGTTTGATATAGAACAAAACAATCTTTCATCTATTACTCAGGCTGCCTACGAAAGATATTCTTCATGGGTGAATTAAAAATTTTTACTCAAAAAAAATAACCACGAATGATTTTTTATTTATATTTGCATTGTCACTCCAACAGACAGTAAGATATTTTTCATGTTTTAGTTTCCTTTTTTAGCATGATAAGTCCCTGATTCGGTTGGAGCGTTTCAGGGATTTTTTTTTATCCCTATTCTTAGATGAGGCATCGTACATAAGCGTAGGTACTTCTCCAACTCACAAGGAAGGAACAGACATCCTGTTTTACTGTGGTGTCTATAATGTAATCTTAAATGATGGAGATGGGTGTTCTAAAGACTTATTACCCGCCATCAGCCTAAAGCGATGTGAGTAACTCAACGGAAGCAATAATGGTGATTATAAGTCTAATTCTCTTTAGGGGGAAGGGGGTTAGACTTATTTTCTATCACCTTGCTTAGTTTCATAATCTAACAAAAGCAATAATGGGAAAAAATAAACAACCTTACGGATTATTACTTCAAGACAAAAGATGGTTATCAAAAAGAATTGAAATAATAAAAAGAGACTGCGGAAAATGTACATCATGTGGTTCTAAATCATGTCTTCAAGTTCACCACAAAAGATATATACATAACAAGAAGCCGTGGCAATATTCTAATTGTGATTTAACAACACTATGTTCAATATGTCACAATGAAATTCATAAAACAACCAAGGTAAAATATTACACTTATCACAAACAAAAAACAAAAAATAAAAGAGCTGAAATGATTAATTCTTTATCACCGGAAGATAAACTTCTACAAGAAAAATATGATAAGGTATTAATAAAAGCGTAGCTATAAACTTTAAAATTAAACATTATGATTTATTATTTCGACAACAAGGATTTAATCTATAGAAGATTAGAACTTAAATTGATTTATGTGTTAATAGCAATATTCTTTGGTTTAATGCTAACGATGAGTACTGCAAAGCCAGATGTTATTGTTAAGCATAAGATAGTTAACAAAGAAAAGTTAATAGAGGTTGGACCTTTAGCCTTTAGCCAAGAAAACTTTTATCAGTACATTAAAAAATGTGGAATTAAATTTCCTCATATAGTAATGGCTCAAGCATTAGTGGAAACAGCAAGGTTTAAATCTAACATCTTTATTCATTCACATAATGCTTTTGGAATGAAGGTAGCTAAGTCAAGACCAACTACAGCTCTAGGAGAAAGTAGAGGTCACGCTCACTATCAACATTGGACTTTCTCTGTTCAGGATTACGCATTATTCCAATCAGCTTTTTTAAGAAAAATTAAGAATGAAGACGATTATTATCAGTATCTTGCTGATAACTATGCTGAAGACCCTAACTACGTAAGTAAGTTAAAGCAAATAGCAGAAAAATATAAGTGATATGCCCTACAAGACAGATAAGATGAAACTAGACTCTCCATTCTTTGATAGGAGAGTTAAATTACTACCATGCATGAAGGAAATGATTCATGTATTATACAATGATGGTATGTCAATTCATTCTTTGTCAAAACAATTCAATGTCAATAAACGATTAATTCAATTTGAATTATTTCCTGAAAGAAGGCAAAAGAATTTAGATGACAGAGAAAAAAGAGGTGGTTGGAAGCAGTACTACAAAAGTAAAGAAGAGCATGCTGCTACTCAAAGAGACCACAGGAGGTATAAACATAAAGTATTAACTAAAACTAAGTAATATGATTGGAGATATTGTACTAAGTATTAAAAAGTTTTTTCACCAGCATTTTTTCTGTATTCATAAGTATAAATGGATAATAAGAAAAGACTATGGTCATGACTTTGAAGTTTGTGAAAAATGTTCTAAAATAAAGTTATATGGATAAAGAAAATTTAAGTCCAGTCGAATGGCTATTCTATAAACTATGGGACGAGCCTAAAGATAAGTTTAGATGGCATTCGTTGCTGAAGAAAGCTAAAGAGAAAGAAGATAAACTAAAAGATTTTGAAACATGGAAGGAATGGAAAAACAGTTAACAGCAGTAGAATGGTTGGTTGAACAGATATGCGGAGACCACACAGAACAATGGCAGAAAGAAATTGAACAAGCCAAACAAATGGAGAAAGATATAGCAGAAGAATATGCGGAGTTTTGTATAAGATGTGATAGAGCAAATCTTCCTATAATTAAATTTGAAGACTGGATAAAAGAATTAACCTTTAAATCAGAATAGAATGGGAATGGCAAAAAGATATTTTGACTCCGAAACTTACAACAAGTTAGGACAACCAGACTTAGGTGCAAAAATGTATTTCATAAGAAACGGTAAAAAAGTATGGGGAACTGTTTCTTTAGTACATTTTACAGGAGAAAAGTCAAAACACAAAGGAAAAATAGAATTAGGAATTTCACCGTTTAAATCAGAATAGAATGAAAACAGTAAATATTGACAACAACGAAGAGTATTACTTATGGTGTATTGAAAACAATGTAATACCATATTTTTAAATCAGAATAGAATGAAAAAATCAGATGAAAAAAGATTGCAGTCAGCGATAGATGATATACTCTGGATGGCAGCTAGGTACGCGCACGGTAGGCACACATACGCACCATCTACTGTACGTGATGCTGTAAAGGTATTTACGAGTGTATTCCCAGACTTTAAAATAAAGCAAGACCACGTTATTGAGCCGCCTACTGAAGATATGGTTGGAGGTAGTTCTTTTAGGTCTGACTATTTAGATGATATTTTTAACAATAAAACAGATGGCAAAAATAACAATAGAATTTGACAGCATAGAAGACAAAGAAGAAATGGAGATGTGTCTTAACGGTAGCAAGTGGTATTATTTAGCTTGGCAGTTTGACCAATACTTACGTAACAAACTAAAGCATGAAGACTTATCTGAAAATGCATATAAGGCACTAGACGAGGCAAGGTATAAACTGCATGAGTTAAGAAGTGAAGAAAACTTAAGTTTTGATTGATTGCGTATAACGTTTTGCGGCTTGGCGACAGGCTGAGGAACGAGGCTTGCGCCAAACCCGTGTTATAAGCTGGGCGGTTTAATTAGTAAAAACTTAAATAGAAAGATAAAATGAAAGAACAAATAATTTGTGCAGCAATTCACAACCCAGAAGATAAAGATATGGCAGGAGAACCATTGATTTACTGTGGATTAAGACACGCCAATATTTTATGGCAATCAAAGTTGGTTAGTAGAAATCCACATCATCAAGGATTTTTGACAAGTAAAGGCAGATTTGTTGACCGTAAAGAAGGATTGAGAATTGCTTTAGAGAATGCCCAAGTTATTGACCATTCACAAATTAGAGGCGATAATTTATACAGTGAGGATTTATATTAGAAGCACTAATGTAGCCTTGCTTATAACGTTTTGTGGCTACGAGCAGACGGGCTATCAACACAGTACGTTTCGCCCGTTTGATTGTAACCACTGTTATAAGAGGTTTTTAATTTTAATTTAATAGATATGAATACATGTTGTAAAGTTTTTCCTAAATTAATAAGGGAATTTAATTGGATGCAATTTCCAGAAAATAATAAAATATTTGTAGCAATGCCACATTTTAAGATTGATACAGTAATGTACAGAGTTAATAATTGCCCTTCTTGTGGCGAAGAAGTAAGAGATGTTATGTTTGATAAAGATGATTTGATTCGCTTAAATCTCTTATAACTAGCATATAAGCGCAATTGCGACTTACATAACTAAGTAGGAAGCGAGTGTTGGGGTGTCACCCAGCAGAGGCAACAGGTCGACCTTTTGAGTTGCCTACTTTATAACTAAGTGGTGGCTGGTTCGGTGGCTAAAGTCGACAATGCAAATAAAACAGCTGATTTACGGAATGCACCTCTCAATGAAGTGCCTAAGACAACACCACTTATTTTTAACTTTAAAGATATGATAGCAAAAGAAAAAGCGAAAGAACTGTATGACAAGTACTTCGAACTAGTCGAGGCACAGACGTCAGAACAGCAGGAAGAGAATGCGCGAAAGGCTGCATTGATTGTATGTGATGAATTAATTAACACAGGCGCACTAGGCAGTTTATTAGAACAATACTATATGCAAGTTAAACAAGAAATAAATAAACTATGAGACAGTTAGTTTACAACGCAGTAAAATGCCATGATTGTGAAGAGACTATAGTCAGCTACAGTAGGCATGACTACAAGACGTGCGGTTGCCAGAACGAAGCGATGGTTGATGGAGGAACAGCATACGAAAGGTACGGAGCAAAAGACATGAGTAGGATTGAAAAGATAAATATCTACGCAGACGATGACTTCGAAACAGTACGCAAATATGCAACCAGAGGAGCAAGAGGAAAGGACGGTAAACAACCATTGAAATGGATTCCAATTTGTGATTTAGAAGATGACCACCTACAGGCGATAATAGAGTATGGTGGAGCTTCGTGGCACCTTGATTTAATTGGGAAAGAGATAGATTACAGATTAAGTTTATTACAAAAAAAACTGGACAAATAATATGGACATACTTTTATTCACTCACCTATTCATTTCAGTACTATCTTTCTTTTCAGGAATGATATTACTTGAATGGAAATACTCAAGCAAAGGAATGATAACAAGTAAAGAACAATCAGAAGTAATACTTTACACCATGATAGTATCACTTGTTCCCTTATTAAACATCAGAGAATTATATTTTAATATTAAAGAAATTGTAGAGCTATGGAAATAATTTTATTTGCCGGTGGATTTTTCTTAGGAACATCTTTCGGAATGTTACTAGGTAAGTTTATTAACGATAAATTGTAAATAATACTTGTATTTTAATTTTAAATCACTAAATTTGTAAAAAATAATCTATGTCAAAAAAGGGAATCAAAGACTTGTTAGATGAGAAACGGTACACCCAGAAACACATTCAGCAAGCATTAGTTAAAGAACAAGTGCCAGGCAACTGGTTGTCAAGTCAGAATGTATACAACTTAATTAATGGTAACACAGTACCTCGTGATGGTTACGTATACATATTCTTATCAGATTTTTTAGGTGAAGATATCAGGAAGATTCTGTCCAGATATACAAAGAAGGTTACTCGCTACGCCACAATAGATAGCGATTTATTTTAAACAATTAACTTATGGAAAAATTAAAGGTTATCTTCAGCTTTTCAGTTGAAGGAGACAAAGCTCGTGTCGAATTAGAAGGTACAGGAGAAGAAATCGTTAGCGGACTTGTAATGCTACTAGACGCTAACCCATCTATGAAGCAGATGATGGAAGCAGCAATCAGCGTGCATGAAAATTTAGATGATAATTTAAGAAACTTATTAAACAGCTATGAAGGAGAAGATTAAAGAAAACTTTTTTGAAGTACTTGGGTACGTAATCGGATTAACAATATTACTAAGCATATAATGGAACTAGAGCTTTTAAAAATAACATCTACTGAAGAAGGTGTTAAAGTAGAAATAAACGGAGACGTACTAGATATAACTCATGCTCTCGCTGTAATAGCTCATCAGTCACCACACTTTATGGCAATGATGAAGACAGCAATACAATTAGCAAATGAGCAGGATATGTCTGAGACATTCGAAAATATAGAGCATAATGAAGCTTTATACAAGAATTTAAAAACACAAGGCAACGCTTAATTATTCACTATCAACATTTTAAATTATGAATTTAAAACAATTATCAAGACCTCTTGATATCTCAAACGTAGATTTCAGAGTGCAATCAATTAACAATGGTGGTTATGCTACAATCCTTGCCTATAAGGACGCCAGAGTTGATATGAACCGACTAGATGAAGTACTAACACCGGCAGGATGGCAACGTGACTACAAACTGATTGATGGTAAACTATTCTGTGGTGTAGGTATTTACAATGATAATACTCGTGAGTGGGTATGGAAATGGGACGTAGGAACTGAATCAATGACCGAAGCAGCTAAAGGAGAGGCTTCTGACGCATTTAAACGTGCTTGCTTTAATCTTGGTATAGGTAGAGAGCTTTACGACTATCCTGTGATATCTGTGAAGCTTAGAGAAGATGAATTCACTAAGGATGGTGGCAGGCCAAAGCAGACGTACAATCTAAAAATTAAAGAGTGGAAGTGGCACGCAGAGTTTACTGATAACAAAATAACATTTCTAGCCGCTAAAGATGAAAAAGGGACTGTTAGATTTAAGTGGGGAGAATTGAAGCAAGTTAAGCCACAAGAACCTGTTGAAGTTAAAAAAGAAGAGCCAGTACAAGAGCTACCTCAGAAAGAAGAAAGTGATGCGCTACGTGAAATGCTATCACTTGAGTACAAGAATGTATTTGGTAAAGGTCCTCATGGCAGAATGTCTACTGAGAACATCAAGAAAGAAATTGATGCAGAGCTAGATAGACAAGCTAAAGAACTAGAGAAAGAATCTTTAGTAGAAGATGAAGAGCCAAACGTACCGTCTAATACTGGAATAATGGCCCATACAGATGAGATATCTAAGTACTCTGATGCAAATGAGTTTGTAGCCTGGGCTAAATCAGTCGTTCAGAAATACATTAATGTAGAACCAGAAGATGTAATTGAAGCTTTTAAATCATTGTGTAACGAGCATTACGCTAAAATAATTAAGAAGTGATGAATATTTTTGAAGAAAAAGAGACAGGCTTATCAATCAATTTTGACACGATAACCAAAGAATACATTGACAAACTATCATCCTCCGTGGCTCACTCAGTCATGGAGGGTAATGAATACGCTATTGAACAGTACATCAAAGCAAAAGGTATAGCTGAAATGGCCTCATCAATAATGGACAAGATTAAGGACCTTGCCGTATCTGAAGCTGAGAATTATTCTGATGGAGAGAAGGTGTATGGTTGTGGTATTCAGGTTAAAAGCTCACCTAATACATACGACTTTAGCCACGATGACCAATGGAAAATGATTAACCAAAAGATTGAATCACTTAAAGTTATCCTTAAAGAAAGAGAGAAAGAAATGATTAATGCAATTGGTTACTCTCAGTTGGTAGACTCAGCAGGAGAAGTTATTCCACCGGCTAAAATCAAAAAGCAAGGCTCTAAAACAATAGCAATATCAATACCTAAGTAATGGAAAAAAAGGAACTAAACGAAGACACGGTTAAGTTACTCAGAGCAGTAATGAAAATATCATCAGCATTTAATGAGTATGACTCTATGTCATTTGACTCTAAATACTTTAAGCATAAGTTTAAGACAGAGTGTGTAAAGTGGTCAGAATCAATGAATAAGCACATGAATGAATTGATGAATTCACTGATGGAAGAAGATGATAAGCTACTAATGGAAGTCTATTCACGTATTGACAAATCAACAGAAGAAATTGATGCTGGCAGCCCAGATAAAACAACTCTAGTTGTATTCTACTGTAAGATAAAGAGTGCGCTCAATGACATAGACTCTATGACAAACAATAGGAATACATTCTATCCTATGTTTATTCATCACTACACCGGTAAGGTTGTTAAGCAAATAGAGAAACAATATAAACCAATACTTGAAGTAAAGGATACTGAAGGCAATGGCTGTCAGTATGTTATAGATTTTCTTGACAATCTTGGAGAGGCAATAATGTTTTTAACTGATAAAGAAGAAGATGGAGGAGAATAGTGTATTTGAAAACCCGTGGTTTGAATGGCTACACAATAACGGAGCAGATAAAGTTGGTAATGAAAAGGCTAAGTATGCTTTAAACACATACGACAAGCTATGCGAACTTGCCGTTAGTAGTTATGAGTTAAACCAAAGAAACAGAAACGCTGTATTAAAAGATAAATGCCAGTACTTTTTACTCTGGTGGATGTCTAATAGAAAATACATGAAGTACTATGTTTCTTATGTAAGAATAGGCCAGCTTCTTGGGGTAAACCACGCAACAGTTATACATCACATAACTAAAAGAAAGCCAACTCATTATTACAATGATAACATAAAGTGTATAAAAGACTTCTTAATGGAAAGCAATGAAGAAGTACAAGAACCTAGAGAAAGAACTTGATTTAATATTTGGAATATTTTCAAGTCCACAAAAAGATAGAATAATAAATGCCGTAGAGAAAGACTTTGAATCACTAAATAAAGTATCAACTCAAGACAGTTCAGTTGTTATTCTTGATATATTTAACTCCATTTTCAATAAAAAATCAAGAGTAGTCACTAAGAAAGTGGCTAACAAATACACAGAAATATTAAAGTACTACTCATTAGATGACATTCGTGAAGCTATGAGTAACGCAAAAGAAGATGATTTCCATAAGGAAAACAGCTATAAGTATTGTACGCTCGAATATTTCTCAAGGCTTGAACAGATTGACAAATGGATTAACGCAAAACATATTGAGCAAAAGTCTACATTTGTAGCCCCGAAATTTAACTTAAAAGAATAGATATGAATCAAATGCAAATACGTTCCGAGCAATTAGTTCTCAATACGATATTTACAGATTCATCATCTACACACGTTGTAATGTCAAAGGTTAACCTTGATATGTTTTCACTCCCTATCCACAAATTAATTTTTGAAGCGATGGTTTATCTGTACATGAACCAACAGCCAATAAACTTAATAACAGTATCTAAAGAGTTACTAAAATCTAAATCAATTCACAAGCAAAACGCACTATCTGAATCGTCAAAGATTTATAGTATGTTTTCTTTTTCTGAAAAGCAAGAAGTTCCGGATGCTATTAATTATCTTATAGCTGAAAGTATTAGACATGAGCATATTGATTTTGCTAAGAAAGTAGAAGAAATATCTACTTCAGAAGACTATGAACCGCAGAAAGTAATTGACTTAATGCAGGGTCATATCCTAGATAATAAGTTCAAGTCAATAACCAACAAGAAGGAAATGAATAACCAAGACCTTCTTGATGAGTTAGATAAGAAAATGTCTGAGGCAGCCACAAATAGTGGAATTAACGGAATCAGAACAGGATACAAAAGATTTGATAAGATAACTTCTGGTATGCACCCAACTAACTTTATTATAGTTGCTGCACGGCCTGCTATGGGTAAAACGCAATTTGCTCTTGGATTAATGAAGAACGCAAGCATAAGCAACAACTACAAAGGTTTATTCATATCATGCGAAATGGACGATGTTCAGGTGATGAAGCGTATAATATCAGTAGACAGCGGCATATCAGGTTACTCAATCAAAAGAGGAATACTAACGCCAAGCGAGAGGGGTAGATACGAAAGGTCCAGAAGACGTATAATCTCTTCGAATCTAAAGATAGTAGCTGGTTCATTCACCATATCAGATGTCCTCTCTCTTATCTATAAGATGAAACACTCTGAAGGGCTTGACTATGTTGTGATAGACTACATTCAGAAGATAACATCGCCAGGAACACAGAACAGAACTAACGAAGTTGGTGACGTATCAAGGAAACTAAAGGACATGGCTAACGATTTGAAGATACCAGTAATTGCATTAGCTCAGTTGTCAAGGGCAGTTGAACATAGGGTTGATAAGAAACCTATGCTTAGTGATTTACGTGAATCAGGAGACATTGAACAAGATGCAGACATCGTAACATTCTTATACAGAAATAGTTACTATATGAATCCAGAAGAAAGAGACGCTAGTATAATAGCTGATGATGGATACTTGATAGTTGCTAAACATAGGGATGGTGAGCTTGAGGATATACATTTGAAGTTTGACTCAAGGATACCGGCATGGAGAAACCCAGATGATACAGATGATGAATACGTAGATAACTACGTTCAAACACAATTAAAACCTAATATTGATTTTTAATATGGAAAGAAGTTCTAATTTTAAATTTGACTTAAAGCTTGGTAAATTAGCCGAGGATAAGTTATCTGAAATATTCTCAGATAAAAAGATAGAAGTTAAGAGAGACTTTATGGCTCAAAAGACTGGAAATGTATTTATAGAATATAGTTCCAGAGGAAAAGCAAGCGGTATATCAACAACAGAAGCAGAGTATTACTGCATAGTAATATCAGATAGCCGATATATTCTTGTTTCTACGAAAGAATTAAAAGAAAAATGTAGGAAATATTTAAATACAAAAAACGATAGACTAGGAGGAGACAATGACACAAGTAAAGGGATAGCCCTCCCATTAATTGATTTAATTAAATAGATATGAATATAACACACGACAACGACAACAGATTTATGAAGAAAGATTCTATAGTTCAAGATGTAATTGAACAGTTTAACAGACGCTCCTACACAGGAATAAAAAAGTATGGTGTAACACTTGACAGAGAAGATTTAAGTACATACGATTGGCTTAATCACCTTCAGGAAGAGCTTCAGGATGCTACGCTATACATTCAGCGATTAAAAAAGGAGTTCAGTACACACTTAGGAGTTGATGACTTGGACCACTGGTGCGCATACAATGGTATATCTGGAGAGAATAGAAAAGAACTTGAGAGAATAATAATAATGATAATTCACGAAAGAAATGTTTGACATTTTTGAAGAGAAGCCTCAGCCTAGTCTATATATAGCTGACATAATTATTCATGTTGCAATACCAACAAGGTCAAAAAAAAAGAAAGAGTTTGATAGAAGAATAATTAAGCTAGAAAAGTATCCGATAATATTGTTAGATGGTAAACTTCCTTCTAATAAATACAAGAAAAAGTTTTTTCATAGTATATACGAAAAGTATATATCAAGAGGTTCTTTTGATACAATAATATTTGAGGTTAAATCAATTGACAACGCTAAGTTCTCTTCAAAACTCAACTATATGTTCGACTATTCAGAACATTAGTGTTAACTAATTTTGTATATTTGTAAACAGTATAACTTGAAAATAAACGATGGAAAAGCAACTAATGCAGGTTCGTGAGTTTCAAGTAGCTTTTGGAGCACCAATGCCTAAGACTCCTCAGCTTCTAGATTCTAAAAGAGCCAGATTAAGACAGGATTTACTTGTCGAAGAAGTAAATGAACTAGAACAAGCAGACAATATTGTTGATGTTGCTGATGCGCTGATTGACATATTGTATATCACCTTCGGTACAATACATGAGTATGGATTAGCAGATAGAGCAGTAATGCTTTTTGATGAAGTTCATCGTTCTAATATGTCTAAGATGGGTGAAGATGGAAAGCCTATGTATCGTGAAGACGGAAAGGTAATGAAGCCAGAGTCATATAGCCCTCCTAAGCTACGATTAATTATTGACCGGGACTTTGATATGTATAAGGGTAATGAAGTCCTTCAGGAGATAGCACAGAAGCATCAGGAAGAAACAACAAAGAAGATAGAAAAGACTATTAAGGATAAACTAAGTATATTTCATAGAGCCTTACTATGGATTTCTGAAAAGATTGAATCTTACCTGAAGAAAAAAGTAATCGTTAAGTACCCACAGACAAGTGTCGGAAAGATAGTTGTTGAGGTGTACGGAAAGAATTATGTTATTTAATAAGAAAGGCAAATACGGAAACAAAAAGATTGAGGTAGATGGAGTTAAGTTTGACTCCAAGCTTGAGATGTTTTGTTACAATCTATTCAAAAACAATGAATTAGATTTTGATTTTCAGAAAACAATAACACTAATAGATAAGTTTAAGTACAATGGAGAATCAATTAGAGCTATAACAATCATAGTTGATTTTGTTTTAAATGTAAACAATATTATTTACTACATAGACTCTAAAGGATTCCCAACGGAAGTATCAAAAATTAAATATAAGATGCTAAAGAATCAGCTAAAAGATGAAAAGGATACTGATGTCTTATGGTTGAAATCACAGAAGCAAGCAATAGAGTTCGTTAATAATTTAAAAAAGAAAAAAGATGAGCACAGTAAACAGAGTGACATTACTTGGTAATGTTGGAACAGTAGAGGTTAAGGAACTTCAAAGCGGTAACAAAATTGTAGAGGTATCATTAGCTACTTCTGATGGTTACAAAAAGAACAATGAATGGGTTGATAAAACAGAATGGCACAAGTGTATATTCGCTATACCTGGCCTTGCTGAAAGAGCCTCTTCAATCTCTAAAGGAGATAAGATTTATGTAGAAGGAAGTATTTCAACTAACTCTTGGACCACTAAAGAAGGTGAGAAGAGAGAGCGCAAAGATATTTCATGTACTATGTTTAAGACTTTCTCTAAGGCTTCACAAGATAAAGGCTCTAAGCCGGCAGGTAAGCCAGCAAAAATTTTCGTAGATGAGATGATGGATGACGGAGCTCCGTTCTAAATAATTAACAGTACCACGAGGCTTACCATTAGAACAGCTCACTTATGTGGTCGTTTCTCTACGTAAACGAATAGCCCAAGGCATAAGTTATGGTAGATTACCAGACCTCTCTTCAGCAGACGTGCTGAATGACGTTTGGGACATGGAGCAGTGGCGGAATTGGTCGCCAAACAAACTTAGAGTGTAGAATTCCTTTAAGTCCCTGTTACAGGTTCGAATCCTGTCTGCTCCACAAATTTGGGAGGTAATGACTCAACGGAAACCCAACATAAGGATAAACAATTGAGTCAAATATTTAGTCAGGTGGCGTAATGAGGCGTGGTTGCCGAGTCCTTTAAAGGTTGCTTTACCGTTCGAGTCGGCCCTGACTACAAAAACGTAAGACATGAAAGATAAAGAAAACTATGGGTTATTAAAAATACCAAGTGAAGCTGTTATTAAAGAATTACGTGTAGAATTAGGCAAAGCAAATGCTTATATTCAAGAGCTTAAAGAAAGAATGAAATTAATTAATACAAAAGAAGTCAAGGTACAAACATTAATTAATCTTGAAGGTAGAGTAAAAAACCTTGAAAAAGAACTTGAAAAAAGTAGAAAAGAATGTAACAAAGTGGTTCAGGAAAATATACGAATGAGAAAGCAACTATTTGATAATGAATTAAAGAACAGACAAAATGGATGAGTATTTAGTAGATATGACGGCCAAAGATATTGGCGAAATGGTTGAGATGATACGTATACAGTATGTTAAAATGCACGCAGAGCCATTCGCTAAACGTATTGGTATGTCAGAAAAGACACTTCTGCTAGTCGAAGATGGTAAAAGCGTTCATGGGTTGCTTACGTTAAAGAAAATTAACAAAGCATTTAGGAACATCAACATAAGAATAAACGTAGAACTACAATGAGAAAGCACCTATATAAAGTTAGAAAAGAAAAAATGGAACAAACCGGAATACGGTTATCTGTAGAAAACAGAAATAGAAATATTGTTCTAAAAATAGTTAATAGAATGTTCAATGAACAAAAAAGAACAAACAATGAAGAAGGTGATTAACGAAAGAATTTTCTCTTCTTATCTGCTCTGTTTTTAGATTGTGATTGCTTTACAGTTTTATTTTTAGAAACGTGAGCCTCATCCATACCATCACCATTACCATGAGTTCCCTTCTCTCTATTAATAGCTTGTAAAATAGTTCTATACTTCTTACGTTTCTCCGTAGAATGATATTCCTTGTTATAGGAATCTTTCTTCTTCTTAGCTTCAGGGTTCTCCTGATAATACTTAGCAGATTTACTCTTGCCTTTCTTGGTTCCTGCTAATGAATTTCTCATTTCCCTTGTCCTTTATATAGTTTCTTATAGTTCTTAGAGCTCTTCAATTGAGAAGTCTTAGTCTTAGCGTGTACGCCAGGTCTTGCAATTTTCTTCTTCTCTAACGTCTTTAATGATGTCTCTTTAATCTTTGCCATAAGTATTCACTATCAACTATATAATATCTGTAGACTCTAATAATGTATATGAGAATCCATTCCCCCAAATCTTTCTAGCCTTTTGACAAATCTTCATGAACTCATCAAAATCCTTGACTCTTTTGAATACCTGGCATCCTTCGCTCCAATTCTCTACCCATGTAGAATCTTGTCCTGCTTTATGAATGTTAATACCAAACATTCCAGTATCTAACTTAGACTCATCAAACTCTAAATTTTTGTCAGCATCACGATAAACAGTTACATCACCTTTTCTCTGGCATAACGCAGTATATTTACCACCATGCTTATCAATCATCCATACAGAACGATATTGATTAGGAACAAGTCTTGCAACACCTTTCTTATTGCCAAATTGTTGAACACCCTTCTTTCCAGGGTCAACAGTCGCTTTCCAACAGTAAAATTGTTTTACACCATTCTCATCTTTAAATGAAATAGTAATATGGTCATCAAATACATTTGTTACCTTATCGGCTACAGATGGTGCATTATTACGTACACCTACTATATTTACGTCATACGGCTTGTTTGGCGCACCTTCAAACCATTTATAACCCTTTGCCTTAACTGAACGCTCAATCTGCTCTCTAGTGTACATTATTTCCTGTTTTTAATTTTAGTAAACTTGTCAATAGAAGTAAGACCCAATGCTCCAAAAGCAAATAGCGCAACAGCATCTATAAGCCTTGAAGATGGAGTAATGTCCTTAGGGTAAAAAGTATTACCTACTAACGCAATAATTAACGCTAGAACACATAACATTCCAGCTATCCTCTTTGATGAAATCAATCCTGACTCATCACTAAATATCTCACGTAAAATTTTTCCCATTACTTTAACTTGATAAGGTAAATAGCAACAACCAATAGAGCAGCCATTATAACCCATATCCACGGATTAGTCTTATTCTCTTTTCTAGTAACTACTCTATCAGTCTTTTTATCCTGCTTATGTTTCTTGGTCTGATATTTTAATGCCAATTTAAGACTATCATTCTGAAGTCGCATCATTCGTTCCATATGCTTAAACATATCCTCAAAATGCTTACGCTCCTCACGAGTCATTCCGACTCTAATTGTATTGGTTACAGTATAAGGAAAGCTATCCTTAATCACCTGCTTTGTTTCAAATGTATTATTTGTGTAGTTAAATACCGTGTCGGTATCGTAAACATAGTGCCAAATAGTATCCGGAACTACTACAGCTCCTTTTTTCTTAGCGATTTCTATGTGTTTTTTAGCTTTAGCCAAGTGCTTTTCAGCAGAACATGAACCTAACAATAACAATACTATGGCTAAATAGAATCTCATGAAATAAGTATTGTCTTTTTATTTACTCTAACTTTTGACTCTGATGGTAGAACAGCATACAACTTTGTCTGTTCAATGAATCTATCTGTCGTTCTTTCAGCTATAGGACGCTGTTTTAATTCGTCAAAGCATCCATACAGTTTATTCTCTACTACATCTAGCCTATACGTTGTGTAAGAAAGCCATAGGGCCATAACTCCTAAGGCCCCATGTTTTTTAGCTAGTCTCAAAATATTATCAGGTGTTATCATCTCTCAAATCATATTCTATATGTATACGCAAATATACTTAATATATTATATGCTGTTATTTTAATGACAGCTAGCTTATCTCGTACTTTGGAAGCTCTACGTCATTAACCCAAAGGATAATTTCCTCATCTGTCCATGCTTCTACATACGTGAAGCCTTGCAAATTTACTCCGAATGTCGCTGTGTCAGTAGTCAATACTACATCAACACTACACGTTTTTTCATTAATTGCATCTGCTACGTTTACAACCTCAACTGTTGGGTTGACTATCTCTACGTTAAACTGTTCAAATTTATAAGTTGCCATATTTTTTTATGTTAAAGTTGTTCCTATTACTGTGAAGGTGCGGACTGGTAACCATTGATAATTATTAGAATTAACTTTTTGAATTATTGTACTTGTATAATTTGACGTTATACAAATAGCAAATGCACCTCCACCTATATTTGGAGTTGTTGAACTCCATAAAGCATCCGTTAAAACTAAATTAAAAGGATTATAATTATACGTTTGAGATAATTGCCAATTTTGTAGATTATGAAGCTCTCTAATATTAGGCAATCTCCAACCGCTTGTAAATGAACCTATACTAACAGATAAAGCCCCATCAATTGCACTGTTCCAAGTTGATAAAGCGCCATTCAATGTCCTTCTATACCCCAACACTGTACTCCCATTATATGTAGACCAATCAATAACAATGTTATTTGTATATGTCTGTCCGCCTAACTCATCTGTAAATCTGTTTGTGTTTCCAAATGGATTATTACTAGCAAGTACAGTAAATGAAGTTGCCCTACCAGCTTCAAAATCACCGTCATCACCTGTACGGTATGAAGTGGTCTGACCTGTCTTCATCAAGGTTGCTCCTACTGGTGCAGCGGTTGGTGTAGATTGTGGTATTATTTCTATTCTAGTACCCATTATTAATATATTTTACTTAAAACAAATATTTGTGAGTATATAGAGTTAGCAGCATTATTGCTTCCCCATTGTGCTGTTATAGCAAGTGTATTTCCTATTGTAGTATTAAAGGTAGTGTTATTTATTGTGCTGAAGTCTGCACCTTCATATGCATTACTAGCATCCTTAGAATAAGTAAATTGTCCTTTAACAGCTATAGAGGCTACACCTGCTGCACCTATTGCTCTAATCGTAAATATAACCTCTAAATCCCATACTTGATTAGTACATTGTGGTAATGAAATTACTCCTGTTGTACCAAGTATAACACTTCCAGATTTTACTTTTATCTGTAATCCTTCGTTGTTAGCAGAAGAAATCATTCCACCCATACTAACAGAGAAACTATCTCCTACTTGAAAGCCATTTGCTGGTACAGATAAAGTACCTACGCCTCCGTCAATAAGAGTTGTCTCTACTACTGTAGCAGTAATAGGAGTGCTATTGGCTGTCTGAGCATATAATCCACCTACATTAGTAGCAGGAGTAAGTTCTGTTATAGTTATTGATGTTGACATATCTATTCAATTGGTGGTGTTGGTTTCGGTTCGTATGGAATCAAAGGAAGTTCTTTAACCCATGAAAAGTTAGGATTTACTGTTTGGTCTATTTCTTCAACTGAGATTATCCAATTGTCGTTTAAGTCTTGAATAGGGTTGTAATATGAATCCTCATCGTACATTTGTCCGACTAATTCGTCTTTCTGTACATCTGTTAAAAGTCCTACTTGTATCATTTTATTAAGGTATTTGGCGATTTAACGTAGTATTGAATGTTTGTACGGAAATCCTTAAATTAGCTATTTCTGTATCATTTAATCCGTCTGAAAAATATGCAAACCTAAATTGAGAGTTTACAAATCCATAGGTTGTCATATTAAAATTCATATTTCCTAAATAAATAGGAAATACAGAAAGAGAACCACTTGATGTTCCACTATTTATTACGGTTGAATTTTTATATATTTTTGTTAATGTTGAACTTGTTCTTTGAGCATCAAATGAACCTAAACCTCCACTTATTGTTCCAGAAATAAATGGCTCTCCATTTAATCTTGAAATTACAGTTGTTGGATTTACTACAAGTGTACTTGCTTGACTAATACTTTGAAAAACACCAATTGTCACAGGGTCTGATGTTGCTGAACTATTTTGAGTAATATAAACTCCTAATCCATTACTATTTAAACTTTGATTTACTGAAGGAATGAATTTACTATCAGCATATCCATTAACGCCATTTGGCTGCGCTCCATTTGCTGAATGCGTCCATCCACCATTAAATACTAACCTAAACGCAGCATCTAAATCTCTAGGGTCTTTAAGATTGAACTTATGTTGACTAGCAGTACCGCCTACAAACGGATAAACTGCCTTCATCTTAGTCCAAATACCGTAAGTTTTCAAGTCAACAACCAACTGATTAACCGCACTTTGTTGTGTAGGGTCTGTTATAGCTGCTGCTGTGATGAATGCTTGTGCGTCTGGGTCGACTGTAGGAGCAGCCGTTCCAGAAGCTATTCTAATACTATTTCCTCCACCGAGATTAAAGTACTGCATACGTATTATATAACATATATAATAATAAACTCAGTTCCTGTTGCGTTATATGCAAAATCATTAAAATAATGACTAATACTACTAGCATCAAAATTAATAATTTCTCCTGGCTTTATTATTTCTCCTAATATTGTTCCATTGGCAGCACCAACATTGGCTACAGACACAGAATATATAGGAATTCCAAGGGAAGATAAGTTTCCAGAGCTAGTAACCCTCTGCATTCTAGGCACTCTTAATGCACCTGTGGTATTAGAGACTATATCAGCTGTATTTGTTTCTACATTCTGTAGAGTAGCTTCAGTAGCCAAACCTCCACCGATAGAAGTATCCATCCAAGTAGAAATATCAGCACAAGCAACAGAAACATCAGTCCACCCTGGTTGATTGCTTATCTCAGTAAAAGGAATTCTTAATGATGAATTTCTATTTTCATTAATAAAGTTAATTATAACATAATCAGTAGAGCCACCGGTATAAGGAGTTACTGATTTAATATCTTCAAAAGCATAGTAGTCGGTAAGGTTGGTAGCCCAAGTTACTACTAACTGATTATTTGAATTGCTTACTTGTATCATGATTTATTTCTTTATTGTATTATTATGACTCAATAGTTGGATATACTCTAATTTCTATAGGTGTATTATATAATTTATCATCTACATTTTCTAAACTTATCTCTGGTAATAATGAAAATAGTTTAGTTGAAATTAAAATAGTATTATTATTATATAATTCTGAAGCAATTAAAGAAAATTCGTCTGCTTTTTCTACTTGAGTATTCTGTATTGAAATATATGAATTCGGACCAAAATAACTAGATGTGACAGCTGCATATAATCCTGAAGAACCACGTATAAACTTAATATCTCCTACTGTATTCTCTAATACTGTTGCCTCTGGATTACCTATTTCATTCCAAGAAATTGAAATAATACCATCAATATCTGGCTTACTCCATTCTGGCTGAATACCATTAGCTATAAAATAAGTATCTGCTTCACTACTAGATGCTCCGCATATTGTAAAATCAGTAGCAGAATTGTTTTCTGATATTACATAAACCTTACCTTCTTCAAGATTTGGCAATTCTGGTTCTGGTCCTCCATATGCCCATGAAAAATTAGACATTTCTTCACCACCACTTTGACTTAATAATGCTGTATAAACTTTATAAGGGTGAATATAAGGCTCATTAGATTTATTATACTCATTCAAAGCGTATAAATCATTGTCAATTAATTGCTCTTTTCTTGAACGAGTAGGAAAATTAATAGATTGTAATTCCATTTTATTTTTTTTTAAAGTTTAACCCAAACACCTTCTTCTACTCCCCAGAATCCTTTCTGAGTAAAAGTAACGTTAGTACTTGTTAAATATATTATTGTTCCATTAGTAGCAGTTAACAATGAAGCATTAGCAGCCGTATACCTTGGCACAACAAATGTTCCGCTTACAACGTTTAATCCAGCATCAGCATTAGCCTCTGGAGTACCTGTTGTATTTATCTCAATACTTTTATATGCATTAATATATGAAGCATTCTCTTCAATAGCTGAAGAACTAAAATCTCCACCAACAGAAATAGGAATAAATCCAGCAGTACCAGTATTTAAGTTCGGACCACCAATAAAAGCATTTGTTCCAGCATCATACTTAATAATGTCTCCATCAGCTACACTTGATAAATCAAGATTTGATGAAGCAGAAATAATCTGCCCTTTATTGTTAAATACAATTCGTATAATAGAAGGATTACCAACAGATGTTCCAACAACTACATCAGCTAATTTAGCAGAAGTAACTTGGTCATTCGCAATCATTGCTGTAGTAATAGAGTTAGGGGCAATAGTAAATGAAGGCGGATTAAACGCAGTAGCAACAAATTGCTCCGTATAACTTACAACTCCACTTCCATTAGTTACAATCTTATACAAATAAGCATAGCCAGTCGTAGAAGGAGCCGGGTTTCCAATAGTCTGTTCAATCTTAGTAATGACTCCATCGTCAGCTAACAAGAAGTAAATATCCTTATTAGGACCTAAAGAAAATACCTCAGAACCAGAACGATAAACAGGAATAGTATTTACCACAGCCTTCATTGGGTTAACTGTGATATTCAATAATGTAGGACTTGTTACAACAGTCGTATGGTTATATACAAATGTATCGTTGTCAACCAATCCACTTACTACATCAGAAAGTATAGATAAAGGAATTAGTTTTCCTAACTGGTCTGAATCATAAGCTTCACCTTGAGGTATAGACTTATTTTGCTCCTCACAAATAGATTCAAGAATTGCATTAAATAAATCAGTAGATGTAAGACCAGTAAATGCACTAAAACAATCAGGATATACAATATCAACTAAGTCAACATCATTAGTGTCAACACTAGCAATAGCCTCAGTAGCTACCTCACATAGTTTTTCTATAATAGCAGTTAGTATCTGAGAATAACCATATGTCCCAGGCGAAAGACTCAAGCAGTTGCCAGGAGCTAAAACATACGTTAAATTCAAATCATCTAACGAATTATTAATGTATTGCTCCATCAATGATAGAACATCATTTAAACTAGCACCTTCAGGAACCTCTATATATGATAAATTACCATCAAATAATGTGATATCCGAAGTCTTATTTGGGCAATTATCATTACAATTACAGCTAGTTATGCTATTACTTCCGCAAGTTGTACAGCTCATATCTTAACATTTATAATTAGTAGCCAATTGGCTAATTAAACATCTTTCGTCACTCTCCGTATACACATTGTATGGAGGACATTTTAAAGCATCTATAGCTAAATATTTAGCAATAGCAGCAGACCAATCAGATTTACAACTATCTAGCTGAAAAACTTCTGCTCCTTTTAATTTAGCAACATCTTCTGACAAACCTCTTTTACCTTTAATCAATGCATTCTTATATTTACAAGGATTATATACAGTATTGTTTATTTCTATTTCAACAACAGGGTCCTCAATTGATTCACCACATCCAGTATTAAATATTTCAAATGTAACAAATGGAGGCTTATCTATTGGGTTTTCTTGCCATACATCTTGATTCCCAACAGGACATTCATTAGATTCAAGAGAAAAGTAAACCAGTTCATTATTAACGTCCTGCATATACCACACTCCATCAGAATATGTTATGCTTACATATAAATCCTCATAAGGAGTAGAGAAATAATAAGAAATAACTTCTCCACTATCTCCATATAAAGGATATATATTCAGGTTATATGTTTCACCTTGAAAAAGTACCGATATGACTAAACAACAATTAGGAATCACAGCAACAAATACTTTTTAATAAATCAACTTGGTCCTTAACTAAGTTCCACTTCTCGTCACAAGCACTAAACTCAATAGAGTCTAATGTAACCTTAAACTTCATTGCATCCATGAACTTTTTATTGTCACACAGATTCTTAGCACAAGGAGCTGACTCTACCTCGCAGAGAGCCGATTTAACCAAGCTCTTATAGCATTTAAGGAGCGAAATGCATAAAACAACAACTCTTTCCTTAGTACAGTATCTAGTTTGGTCACAGTTCCCGTCACAAATATACTCACTCCAATAAATAGAATTAGAAGGAACCGAAGGGTCAGCATTGGTATTAGTAGCAATAACCTTATAGAGTTTACCATTTCTGTTTACAATTGTGTTACTATATGATTGATAAAGAACATCATCCTGCCAATCAGGATATGTACATAATTCT